AGCGGGGCGTCTGGCCCTCCTCGAGGTAGCCGTCGCCGAGGACGATCTTGGTGTAATTGATCTGCTGGCCCGCCACGCCCTTCGCCAGAACGAGAAGGCCCGCGGCGGTGATGTCGTTGTTGATAAATGCGGCCATGTCTTTCTCCTTTCCTTAGTCTGAAGCGAGGACGCTGGTGCCGATGGTGACGGTCTCCCGGTTGTTGTCGTGGACGACGGCCCCGTGGTAGAGGTGGATCTCGTCCGTCCCCATGACGTGCCGCTCCTCGCCGTGCTCTCGCACGGCCATCCCGGCATAAAGGAACAACTCGCCGGTCAGGCAGATCAGGATCGCGTCGAGCCATGCGCTGCGCCGCTTCACGGTGCGCAGCAGCGAGAGGAACAGGTCGAGGTTTTCGTTGACGAGTCCCGGGTTGTCGCTCAGCACCTTGAAATGGTAGGGCTTGCCGCCGTACTGATACCACTCCCTGACCTCGCCGGTGCCGAAGTAGTCGGCGATGATCTGCGCCACGGCGTATGGGGTGCCGAGCTTGGCATAGACGCGGTCGCTGTTGCGGATGACGGCCCGCTTGGTCTCGATGGGTGCGGTGCTGTCATACCACTGGATGTTCAGCTCCCACGCCATCTCGTCCAGCTCGGCCTCGCTGAGCTGGTCGATCTTGTCCCACCTGCTCAGCAGCTTCAGACGGGCGAAGGCGTCCCGGGATAGGGTGTCGCAGCCGGCGGCCAGCCCTCGGTCGGCGCCGTCCTGCGCCATCCATGAGGGCAGGAGCTTGATCATCTCGACTTCGCTGAGTCGCATTTAGACCACCTCGCTCTCTGTCTTATGGCTGACAGTCAGGTGCCCGCTGAACTTGGCGACCTGTGTGTCGCTGACGGGTGTGTAGACCGGCTTGGTCACGTCCACACGGAAGGCGCCGGTCAGGTTTTCGCCCCACGACGGGCAGAGGATCCGCTTGCGGAGCTGGTCGGGGTTGATGTCCCGGCCCAGCGCGCCCACCTGCCACTCGTTGTAGCGGTCGATGGCGCCGCCGGTGCCTTCCACATTGGCGACGACCTCGGCCTCCGTCTCGGGGGTGGTGTAGTAGACGATCTCGATGTCGTAGGTGATGACCTCGGGCGCCACGGCCGTGACCACGTCGGTGAGCGGCCGGATGTCCGAGGCGTTGCACGCCTCCAGCACCTTCTCGAGGATGCTCTCGTCGGGGACGGCGCCGCCTTCCAGCAGGGGGACGATCTTGACGCAGCCCTCGAGGGTGCGGGTGATGGTGATGTCGAGGCTCGTGGCGTCCGTGAGGGCGCCCTTGAGCTCGATGGTCAGCAGGTCGTCGGTGTAGTCCACAGTGTAGTCGGTGTCCTCCACGCCGGCCGTGCTCTCCCCGTGCTCCTTGACGATCAGGGTGTCCGGCAGCAGCCGGCCGCCGCCGATGAAGGCGTGGCCGTCGTAGACCGTGAGGGTGCGGCTGATGGTTTCCGTCTCGCTGACGGCCCGGGCGTCGATGATGGAGCTGTCGGCCGTCATGGCCCAGTAGATGTAAGCCTGTTCCGGCCCGGCCGTAGACCGGGACGCCGGCGCCAGCCGGATGCGCTCGCGCAGCCGGTTGTCGCCTTCCTCGGTGTAGGGCTCGCCGTCGTCGCCGCCGGCCGTCGCCGTGATGTTGGTGACGCTCTCGATGTAGGGGATCAGGTCGACGAGGGTGGTGATGGTGCCCGGGGCGTACCCGTTGTACTCGGTGCCGTTGCTGACGGCCGAGGTCGGGATCTCCACGGAGTAGGCGCCGGCCTGAAGGACGGCGATCTCGTCGGTGGCAAAGTAGTGGTCGCTGTCCGGCGTCACCTTCGTCCACTTCGGGATGATGATGTTGTTGGGCTGCGGCGTGCTCACGGAGAAGCGCATGGTCGTCTTTGCCGGGGATCCTTCCAGCCGGTGGACATCCAGCCGCTCGCCGATGGCGTCCAGCACCTCGCCCCGCGCATAGCGGAGAAGGGTCTGCCGCCCGGTGTCGTCGAGGCTGTTGTAGAGGGCGACGAACACGGCCACGAGCCCCTCGCCGAAGATCCGGCGCTCGTCGCCGGGGTACAGAGGCTCGCCGGCGCCCTTTTCGAGCGCAGCGATCAGGGTGTTGTAGATGGTCGTCGCGTCGGTGGTGGTGAGGTGGATGTCGTCGCCGTAGGTGTTGGTCTCGTCGCTCATGCTGTTCACCTCCTTCAGAGTGTGTTGTCAATGCTGGCCCGCAGCTCGAAGTCGCCGGTCTGCGCGACCAGCGCGACCAGATCGGACGAGCTCAGGCGCACGCGGGGCTCGTAGGTTTCCACGACGAACTCCACGTCGGCGGCCAGATCGTTGGCAGCCGTCCCGCTCGGCCTGTCGATCAGGGTGCGGTCGATCCCCTTGATGCGCTCGTATGGCACCTCGCCGCGGATGGTCTTTAGGAGGTTTTGCACGCAGGTCTCGGGCGCTGCGTTGCCGCTTGCTTTCATGGGATCACCTCGCTTTAGGTCAGTTGGGTGTTGTTGGGTTTCTTTGCAGCTTTGTCGCTGCTGGATGCGCCGACGGTGATGGCGCTCAGGCGCGGGCCGACGCCGGTGGAGACTCCGGCCGGGGACGAGCTGCCCCCGTTGGAGCTGCCGGCGGTCGCCTTCTTGCTGCTGGCCTCCTCGGCGTACTCGGTCAGGTTGATGGTGATCTTGCCCTTGAGGATCCGGCCGAAGTTGTCGACCGTGGTGTCGCCGAGGCTCACACCAGTGAGCTGAAGGTTGGCCGGGCCGAAGCGCGTGCCGCCGAGGTAGAAGGGGGCGTACTGGCCCACCAGCGCCGTCCACGACTCGTACTCGCCGCGGACATCGCAGCCCACGGCGACGCCGAGATCGAAGTCGAAGCTCATGCTCTGGAGCTTGAGCGCCTTGGTCTTGGTGGCCGGGGATCCCGCCTTGTCGTCGCTGTTCTCGGTGTCCAGCTCCACGCTGGCCGAGACGCCATTCAGGGCGGCGATCCGCTCGGGGGAGACGCCCCATGTCTTGCCGTTCCACGATGCCATGACGGACATGATGCTTGGCCTCCTTCCTTAGTGCGGGCCGGTTGTCTCTCCGTGCGGTGCGGTGTGGGTGTGACTGGTCAGGCTGATGCCGCCGGCCGTGACATCGGCTGACGGTACGCTGACGCCCTTGTCCTGCACGGTGAGCGCGCCCTTCTTGATGGTGATGTCGCCGGGGACGATGCCGGGCCACTCCCCGTCCATGCGAGAGAGGATCAGGCCGGTGCCGTCCTCGAACATAGCGTAGGCGACTTCGACGCCGGGGCTCAGGTTTCCCATGTCCCCGCGTAGATACCACGGGATCGTCAGCGGCCTCGTGACGAGGCTGTCGGCGGTGCTCGGGAGCACCCGGGCCGTGGTCTTGTCGCCGTTTCTGTCGGGCTCGCCCTCGATGCTCGAGATCTTGCCCTTTTGGATCATTTGGGTGTTGCTGTTTGGCATGGTCAATATCCCTCCAGAGGCTTGCGCAGATAGAGCTTGCTCCGGGTCTTGACGTAGTCGTGCCGGATCCGGCTCACGAAGGCCGTGCCGTCCCACGAGGCGACGCCCTCGGTGGAGAGCGTCACCACGGAGCCCGCCGCGTACTCGCGCAGCAGCGTCCCCGTCCAGAGCGTTGCGACGGTCGCCTCTTTGTTGGCGTCCCGGAGCAGGCCCTTGGCGAAGCGGTCGGCCTCTGCTTGGTCAGTCATGCGGAAAGGGAGGATCTTGCGCAGCACCTTGTCGCCCCCGGCCGGCGCCGAGAAGGTGCCGGTCAGGCCGCCGTTGACGGCCTCGGCCGAGCCGTAGGCGTAGGCGCCCTCGTCCCGGTACTCGAAGTCGTTGGCCGGCGTGATGGTGATGGTGTCGACGGGCTGCTGGCCCTCCATGTATGCCTCGTCGTAGACGACCAGCTTACCGTCATAGACTAAAAAAGCCGCGCCCTCGAGGGTGCAGCGTGCCTGAAGAAAAGCGAAGTCGGGGAGGTTGTTCTGCTCGACGTAGTCGTAGGTCTGGTCGGTGATGCCGTAGGTCTCGACCGTGAGGCCGTGCCGGCCGGCGAGCTCTTGGATCAGTTGCAGGAACTTGACCTTTTCCCACGACTTGCTCCTCTTGTCCTTGGTGGATTGCGGGGCCGAGTAGGCCCGCAGGGTTATGAGGCCGGACTCAGGGACGACGCTCTCGACGAACATCTTGCCCGTCTTGGCGGCGCCGTCCTCGACGGCGATGGTGTCGCCCTTCTTGGGGCTCCACCTGTCCCACAGCTCCCGGGTGTCGTTGAGCTTGAGCAACAGCTCGTCGCTCTGCTTGTCTGCGTACATATCGTGGTAGCAGCGGTGGACGCTGATCTCGGGGTAGATGTCCGTCCCCTCGTAGATGATTTTCACGGGGCAGGCTCACCTCCTCCACGGCGGCAGGGTGTCGGGCGTCTCCACAGTCTCGACGATGGGGATCCGCACAGCCTCGCCGCCCTCGAAGATCAGCACGTCGCAGAGGTCGCGGTTGGCGTCGATGATGGTGCTCGCCATCCGCTCCTCGTTATAGGCTGCCAGCGCGATGCTGTCGAAGGTGTCGCCGCCTTGCGCGGTGTAATCAATATAGCCGACTATCCGCTGTGACATAGGCGCCGCCCTCCCTTCTTGCGAGTGCTTCGAGGATGAAGTCGATGAACTCCGGCTCCAGATCCCGCAGCTTTCGGATCAGGGCGTCCTCGTCGGTGTTGCCGTCGACCTTGATCGTGGGGCTGAAGGACAGGCCGCTCAGGTCATAGACCACGGACGTGCCCGAGCCGGAGCTGATGGGCTCATAGCTGCCCTCGTCCATAGCGCCGAGCATTTCGCCGGCGCGGGCCCAGTAGGACAGGTTTTGCGCCCTATATGCAGGGTTGAAGCTGATGACGGCCTCGGTCGGGTAGCGCGGATCCTCGCCCGCGATGGACGGGCCGCTCGTGAAGCCGCCGGTTGCGAAGCCGGAAGCCCCGCCGCCCCCGCCGCCGCCGAACAGGCCGGCGATGCTGTTGATGACGCCCGCGCCGAAGCTCACGATCTTGCCGATGACGCTGGCGATGGTGCCGAGCACCGACGCGATGGGCTGAAGCAGCCCCAGCAGGGGGCTCAGGATCGGCATGATGGCATTGAGCAGCGACATCAGGGGCGGCAGCAGCGCCTCGACGATTTGCATGAGAGGGGGCACGAGGGGCATGATGACGCTGTTGACGATCTGGAGCGCGACCTCGAGCAGCGGGGTGATGACAGGCAGCAGGGCCGAGATCAGGCTGGTCAGGACGGGCAGGATCGTCGAGATGATCTGCGTCAGCATTGGCAGGATCGAGGTCAGGATGCTCACGATGGGCGGGAGGATGGCCTGCACGATCTGCATCAGCGGCGGGAGTAGCTGCTGCGCCAGCTCGAGGAGCGGCGGCAGGAAGGCCGAGATCAGCTGCGAGAGCAGCGGAAGCAGCCCGGCGGCCAGTTGCGAGACCATGGGGAGCACGGTCTGGAGGGCCTGCCCCATTCCCATGAGGAACTGCTGCACAAACGGCATACAAGCGTTGAGCGTTTCCGTGATGACGGGGGCGATGGCCTCGAAGGTCTCCCGCAGGATCGGTGCCAGAGCCGTCAGGGTGTTGGCGATCATGGACGCCATCGGCAGCAGCGAGACCTCGGCCGACCTCTTGATCGCCTCGAAGGCGCTGCCGAGGTCATTGTACTTCACGTCGTTGATCTGCTGGAGAGCGGCCGCGCCGTCGTAGGCTGCGGTCTCGATGCTCGCCAGCACCGGCAGCACGCCGGCCTCCAGATCCTCGAACTGTGTGCCGAACAGGGCCACGCCGGCCGCGTTTCGGGCGAGGGGGTCGTCCATGCTGTTGAGGGCCTCGACGGTGTCGAAGAACGCGGCCTCCGCGGTGTCTCCACCTGCGGAGAAGGCTGCGAACATTTTGTCGGCGTTGAGGCCGAGGCTCTCGAAGGCTTCCCGGCTTGTGTCGCTGCCGTCCTTCGCTCTGATGTTGAACTCCTTGACGGCGTCGCCGACCTTGTCGATGGAGAACAGGCCGGCGTCAGCGCCCTCCACGAGGGTGCCGATGAACTGGTCGGCGCTGAGGCCGAGGGCCGCAAACTGCGGGCTGTACTCGTTCAGGGTGTCCAGCAGGTCGCCGTTTTTGTCTGCGCCGTTCTGCGCGCCCACGGCGATCAGGCCGTAGGCTTCCTCGGCGTCGATGCCGAAGTTTTTCATCAGGGCCGACGCTGCCCGGGCGCTCTCGCTGACATCGTAGTCGAACACGTCCCGCAGGTTGAAGCCGGCGGCGGTTGCTCGCTCCAGAGCTTCGCCGGTCAGGTCGCTGGCCTGCTGCGTTGCAGCCAGACCGTCGGCCACGTCGGCGAAGTCATCGCCGAGCCCTTGGGCGTAGATGTTCTTGACGCTTTCACCGAGCGCGTCCAGCTCGTCGCCGGTCGCCCCGGTTGCTGCCGAGAGCTGATTGATGGCCGTGTTGTACTCGTTGCCGAGGTCGGCCAGATACTTCCCGGCCTCCACGACTGCCTTGCCTGTTGCGACTGCGATGCCGCCCACAGCGCCGCCGACGGCCACGGCCTTCCAGTTGACGTTTTCCAGCTTGCCGGTGACATCGTCCAGCGCCTTGCCGAGTGACGGGTCAATGGTGCCGGCGAGACTCACGACGGCTTGCAGCATTTTATTTTTGGCCACTGGCGTCACCTCCTCCTATGCGGCCGGATGTGGGGGATCCTCGGCTTCGGGATCTTGGCCCGCTGCTTTTTCGCCTCCTCGGCCGCTTCGTAGTATTCGAGCAGGAAGTCGGTCAGGCGTTCCCGTCGGAGCTCTCCGACTGAGATGTGGAAGGCTCGGGAGTAGTCTCGGACGAGCTCTCCGAGTCGTTTTGCTCGGAGGGTGCCCCCGACCTCGTTGTGGTAAAATTTCGGCCGATCCTCACCAGCTCCATGACATCGGGCCCGCTGATGCGCTCGAGGTCGGCGATGTCGATGTCGGGGTTGACGGCGGTGATCGCCATCATAGCGAGGTAGAGGTGCATGGAGTAGTCGAGCTCGGTGGCGCCGGCGCTGCCGCCCGCCTTGTGGGTGGTGGCGCGCAGCTTCAGCGCCTCGGCCTCGGCGAACATTCCCACGGTGATCGCGCCGGTGTCATAGGTCAGGGTCTTGACCTTCTTGCCGTTGATGGTGATGGGGTTGCTGAGTGTCAGCTTTTCCATGGTCGTTGTCTCCTTTCGTTGATAAAAAGAGGGACGCCGCCCACCTCGGGCGGCGCCCATCTGTTGTTACAGCACGCTGCGCAGGTCTTTGACGTAGTCCACGCCGCCGATGCGCATGATGGTGTTGAGCTGGTCGATCAGGCAGAACTCCTCGCCGGCGACGAAAACCTGATAGCGGCTCACGGCCAGCGTGACCTCGTTCTCCGAAGGGTTGCCCGGATCCACGGACAGGCCCGGGATCAGCTTCGGGACGCAGCGCATGAACGCCTTGCAGCCTTCGGTCTTGGTGGAGCCGTCGGCGTACTTGACATCCTGCGCCCATCTGACCTCCAGCGTCTTGCTCTCGAGCTGCACCATGGAGCGCAGCCCCTTGTCGATGCCGATCTTGGTGATGGCGGCCTCCATGCCTTCGATCTGGCCGGTCATGGGTGCGGTGTAGGTGCCCATCGCCTTATAATCGGCGGTCACATGGGTGACGGCCGGCAGGGTGATGGTCACGTCCTTGGCGACGAGGACGCCGTTGATGTACACGGTGTCGGCGAGGATGGGGCCCTTCAGGTCAAGCCACAGATTTGCCATTACTCGTCACCTCCTTCGTAGTAGACAGAGAAGCCGGCGTCGGTGTATGCGACGTACACGCTCGCAGACTTGAGGGGCGGGGTCGGGGTGACGGCGATGTCCCAGCGGAAGTCGCCGTTCATGATGTCGGTGGTGCTGTTCTCGCTCTCGAGGAACACGATCTGCGGCTCGCCCAGCAGCGCGCCCATGCTGACATACCCGTCGAGCTTCTCCTGCTCGCGGTTGATGATCTCGTCCTTGAGCGCCCGGGTCATGGGCTCGTCGATGCGTGGGCTCCACTCCCTCTGGAAGTCGTTGGTGATGTGCATGAGCATACGCATGGACACGTCGAAGATCGCCCGGGGATCCACGTCGGCGCCGTAGGTGTAGGCGGCGGTGTGGTCGCCCCACAGCACCCACTCGCCGCCCCATGCGACGGCCGTGCTGATGCCGTTCTGCGTCAGCTCCTTGCCCTCCTGCTGACTGAAGCCGCGGTTGGTGGCGTTGGCCCCAAAATACTGCTTGATGATGGGGATCGCCTTGTTGCCGCAGGTCTCCATCGGCACGCTGTTGTGGCTGAAGTCGGCTCGCATGAGCTCGACCACGGCCAGCGTGCTCAGGTGGTAGATGTTGCCGAGGTTGTCGATGCCCTGCGGCCAGTAGACCTTCGACCGCTCGCCGGTGAAGGCGTTGTTCTTCTTCCACGCGATGGCCTTGGTGATGGTGTCGACCGCCTGCGCGCTGCTGTCCACGAGGGGCAGGTCAGCGACGACGAAGGCGTCCCAGTGGCCGTTGATCTTCTGGCTGGCGGTGAGCATGGCGTTGTAGACCGCCGGGCTCTGGCTCCAGCCGGGGGCGGCGATCAGGTTGCAGACCGCGAACTGCTCGGGGTAGAGCAGCGCGATGGAGCTCAGGCCGCTGTACTCGCCGCCGGCCGTCACGCCGCCGATGATGTCGTCGTCCTCGATGGCGCTGTCGTCCACCTCGTAGAAGCTGGCCGTCAGGGTGCCGGTGAGCGGGGAGTCCGCGATCAGGCTTGTGATGATGACGGTGCCCTTGGTGAAGTTATAGTCCACAGCGTAGTCGGTGCCCTCGGCGTAGTCGCCGCCATCGCTCTTGGCGATGGTCAGGGTGTCGAGGATGATGGTGGAGCTCGCAAACTCGGCCCGGCCGCCCGTGAAAGAGAGCTGCTGGGTGGTCTCGGTCGCCTTGCGGTGCTTGCCCGCAGACGGGTCGAGGACGTTGATGACGTAGATGGGGCCGATGTTCCCGAGGGTGTTGTTGAAGTGCGCGTTCATGACCTCGCAGAGCGTAAAGGTGCCCCAGTCGGCCGCATAGCCGAGCTTGCGCTGCGCGTCGATCATGTTGCTGAGCTTGATGGGCTCATTGATGACGCCGGCGTCTGCGAAGCCGCGCACGAGGTTGACAGGCGCCGTGCCGATGTAGACCGGCGTGGTGCCCGCCTGCACGGCGCTCTGTGCCACAGTCTCGCCGATGTGGCCGTATGCGCCGTAGAGGTATTCGTTTGCCATCTGCTTTTCCTCCTTTGCATAAAATTAGAGCAGCCGGTCGGCTGCCCTTAAAGCAGGTGTTGGTAGTCCTTCGGCGTGCGTGTCAGGATCTCCTCGACGGCGAACTCTACCCACGCGAACCAGTAGGGGTAGAAGTCCGGGACGGCGTCCTGCTCAGACACAGGGCCGAAGGTGATGCCGTCCTCCTTCATGACGCGCAGCGGGCCGATGTACTCGGCGTTCTCGATCATGCGGAGGGCCGTGTCCACAAAATTCCATGCGTCGCGCCAGCCCTCGCCGTTTTTCTCGAAGAAGGCCGTGGCCTCCTCGTTTTGCCACTGGACGTATGCGCCGCTGCCGTCGTTTTTCGGTTTGAAGATGTCGCGCCCGTGGTAGCCGGGATCCCACGCAGAGAAGCAGAGCCGGATCTTGATGCTCCTCGAGCTCATGGTCAGGCTGTCGGTGCCCTCCACGATCTGCACGCAGACCGAGGGGATGGGGGCCGGCACCTTCGGGGGCAATCTGTCCTTCGACGGGACGAAAAGCGAGAACGCGGTCGGGTTGACCAGCTTGTAGGGGTAGGAGGCGTCGGTCGCGCTGTCGTCGGGGAGCTTGAGCTGCACCATCGGGCAGACGGTGGAGTCCAGCCACTCCCGGACGATCTCGATGCTATTGACTATGGACACGGCTGCACCTCCTTTACATGGTCACGGTCTGGCCGAGCGCGATGGTGGCGACGCCCATGTCCTCGCTCCAGTCGTTGACGATATACTCGCGGCCGTCGATGTTGAGCCCTTCGCCCGCCGGGCGCCGGGGCGGCAGATCCTCGACTGCTGCATACAGCATGAGGGACGACTCTGCCACGCCCAGCTCTTGCCCCCCTTGGCGTTCTTTCAGGGCGTTGTCATCCAGCACGACGGTGATGGTCTTTCCGTCGACCTTGTGCTCCTCGCCGAACTCGGCGAGGTTGAGGAACACGAGGCGGCGGTCGTCAGCGACCATCTTCTTGAAGTCGAAGGCCATTAGACGGGATCCGCGGCGCCGATCTGAGGGGGCTCCTCATTGTCGCCGGTCTGGTCGTCGTCGACCTCGTTGGCCGCCGCCTTCGCCTTCTCGATGGCGGCGATGACATCAGCCTTCTTGCGCATGGCAGAGGCGTCCACGCCATAGGCGGCCGCCACTTCCTTCAGCTCGTCGAGCTTCATGTCCTCGTCGTACTCAGGAGCGGCGGGCGCGTCGTCGGTCTCGGGTGCAGTCTCGGGCTCTTGCTCCGGCTTTGCGGCCGGGGCAGGGGCCACGGGCTGCTCGTCGACGTACTTGGCGACGCCCTGCTTGACCAGACGGGCCTCGAGCTCGGGGTCGAACTTCTGAGGCCCGTCTGCGTTGGTGATGGGGACGACCTTGCGGCCGTTATAGTAGCCGAAGGTGCCCGCGATGATCTGGATCATGTTCGTGCTCCTTTCTGCCGGCTTAGTCCGAGGTCAGGACATCGGCGACGATCCACGGGTTTTTGTTGTTGGGGATCAGCAGCGGGCGGCTGGAGATGGTCAGCGTGCGGGTGTTACCCTCGGCGCTGGACACATACTTCGGCACGCGGCGGCCGGCGTAGGTGTGGAACTCGCCGTCTGCCTGCTCCACCTGAGACACGGCGCCGTAGCAGGTGCGGCCCGCAGCGGGGGCGGTGAGGATGCACTTGCCGCTCGGGATGTAGAGCTGATCGTTGCCGTCGTCGTCGGTGTAGGTCTCGTCGTAGGAGATCACGCTGATGATGCGGCCGTTGATGTTCAGGCGGGCCATGATGGAAGCGCCCGGCGCCAGCTCCTCGGGGGCCACAGAGCCCAGCTCGTAGCGGCGGTTGTCGAGCATTTCCTTGATGTCGGGATCCTCGACGATGGCGTCGGCCACGTCCGGGGAGCACACGAGGTCAGCAGCACGCAGGCCGCGTCTGGTCAGCATACGGGCCATCGCGCCGAGGTCGGCGCGGATCTTGGCGCCTTCTGCGTCCCACTTGATCGTCGGGGTGTAGGTGGCGGGGTTGGCGCCCTCGGAGTAGAAGCGGATCTCCATCTCGTCGCTCTTGTCGGCGTCGTCGGCGATGTGCTTCATGATGCAGCCGTTGGTCAGCATGGTCTCGGCGGCCATGGCCTCCTCGCGGTTGGTAATAAGGTCGCCCAGCTCGTCGGCGTCACGCATGATAAGCACCTGCTGGCGCTGTTCAGGGGTGAGCTGAGAGTACAGGGCCTCGCCGAAGCCGCGCTTGCGCAGCTCGTCGAGAGTCAGGGTGCGGCGAGGGGCCACGAAGGGAGGAGTATAACGCTCCATGTTGTAGCCCTTGCGCAGGATGGTGACGCCGCCCTTGCGGGGAGCGACGAAGGGCGCGAGCTTGCGGGTGCCGTCGCGGTACTCGACCAGCACATCCTCGGTGGCGAAGATGTCGCTCGCGTCATTGGTCGGGAAGTAGCGGTCGCGCAGGAAGGTCGCCGCGGGGACGAGCTGCTGCACGGCCATGAGCAGCGTGTGGGTGTCGTAGAAGTTAAAAGGCATGGTCTTGTCCTCCTTCTCTTAGTAGTCCAGCGCGTCGCTCAGCAGGATGCCGGCAGCGCGCAGAGCTTCCTCGTCGGCGGGCTTCAGGGTATACTCGCCGCTGAAGATCAGCTTGTTGCGGGCGAAGTGCCCGGTGCGGTAGGCGGTGGCCTCCACATCGGCGGCGGTGCCGATCTCGGTGTCGTCGCAGAGGATGGCGTTGGCGGTCAGGGTCTCGTTGGAGCCGGCGGTGGTGCCGAGGGCGACCATCTTGCCGTCGCCGCCGGTGCCGCTGGAGAGGGCCAGCACGGTGCCGCGCTTGAAGGTGGCCTTTTCGCTGGTCTCCTTGCGGATGGTCACAGTGAACACATCAGCGACGGGCTCGTTGGTAACGATCAGGCCGTCATAGTCCACGGTGCCGATGTTTTCGTCGAGTCTCTTGCTCATTACTTCTTACCTCCGTTCTTGGTGGTGTTGTAGATGCTGACGATGGCGTCGACCTTGGCCTTGTCGTCGGTCTCGCTGCCTTCCTCGCCTCCATTGGGGGCGGCTCCGACACCGGCCGCGCCGGAGTCAGCATTGTCGGCGGCGGCGTCCTTCAGGTGCTTGGCGCCGAGGGCCGCCTGCTTCTGCATGGCCTTGAGTGCGAGCTGCTCAGCGGTGCAGGTGTTCTCGCCGTACTTGGCGTCCCTGACAAGCTGAGCGTCGCCCACACTGGCGGCGATGCTGTCGATGGCCTCGATGCGGGCCCGCTCCTGCGTGATGGCATTTGCGGCGGCCTGCTGCTCGATCTGAGCGACGAGGTCGGGGTGCTGTGCTCTCATTTCCTCGAGAGTCATGGGCTCATCTTCCTTTCTGTTTTCGCCGCCGTTCCCGGTCGGCTTATTTCCAGCCGCCGGGGCGGCGTGGATGCTGTTGATACGGATCGTGCTCGGGACATTGTGCAGCCCCTTGATGTTGTGCCGGATGCCGGCCACGAGGAGCACCTGCTTGTCGGCGCTCATGCTGACATCAGGGCCGTCGCCCTCGAGCAGGGTGTCGGCGAAGCCGTTGTCGATGGCTTCCTGCCCGACCATCCATGTCTCGCGGGTCATCATGGTGCGGAGCTGTTCGACCGCGATCCCGGTCTTGGCGTGGTAGATCTCCGCGATGGCCCGCTCGCTGGCGTCGAAGTCCTTCTGGAGCTTCTTCAGGTCTGCGAGGGTGTAGTAGTCCATCAGCAGGCCCGCGACGCCGTGGATCATGACCATGCTGCCAGGGTAGACCTGCACCTCGTCGCCGGCGCAGGCGATGACGCTGGCCGCGCTGGCTGCGATGCCCTCCACGATGACGACCTTGTGGCCGCTCAGGCCCTTGATGGCGTTGTGGATGGCGATGCCGGTGTAGAGGTCGCCGCCGCAGCTATTGATCTTGATGGTGATGTTGCTCTTGCCCTTGACGGCCGCGAGATCCTCCATGAAGCTCTCGGGCGCGATGTAGAGGCCGGGCTCGGGCTCGCCCGTCCACCAGTCCACAGGCTGACGGCTCACGACGTCGCCGTAGAGGGTGATCTCGCCCTCGTCGTCGCCGATGCTGGCGACGTTCCAGAACTTGATCGGCGTGCCCGCAGTCTGAGGCCCGGCGCAGAGCCGGGGAGTGTTATGCGTTCTCATGCTTGTCTCCTTCCTTGATGCTTTTGATGGCCTCGGCGACGATCGCCTCCCGCAGAGCTGCGGAGATCGTGCCGCTGGCCGCTGTGCTCTGGTCGACCTGCCCCTGCGCTGCGCGCAGCTTCTCGTTTTCCCGAGCGAGCTGGTCGACGTTGGCGTCCCACTGACCGCCGTTGAGTCGGATGGTCGCCTGCTCTCTGGTCGTGATGCCTTCGCCGATGGCGAGGATCTCGGCCGTGATCTCCTTCGTCGGGTCGAGCTGTCCCTGAGAGGGGCCGATCCACTCGGCGCCGAGGTATGCGGCGCGGATCGCCGGGTCTGCGAAGAAGCCCGGGGCGCTGATGCGGCCGCGGGCGACGGCTTCAGAGAGCCAGATCTCATATACCGGCGTGCAGAAGTCATCGACAAACCACTTGCGCCTCATGCGGAACGCCTTCCACGCCTCCATCAGGGCGGCGCGGCTGGCGCTGTACGAGCTGTTGAAGCTCTTGAGCAGCAGGTCGGCCGGGATCTCGAGCGCCGCGCCCACCTGTTCGCAGATGGCACGCAGGAAGGTGTTGAAGCCGCTGGCCGGCCGTTTGGGGTCTGCAAAGGTCACGTCCTCGCCGGGCTCCATGATGTTGATCTGGCCGGGGCCCATCTCGTACTCGTTAGGATCTCGGCTCACCTCCGGCAGGCTGCTCCCGACCTCGTTGAACGGGTTGTCGCCGGCGCCTGCCTCGGTCTTGATGAAGGCCGTGAAAAACGACTCGACGACCGCCGCAGTCAGCTCGCTCTCGGTGTAGCGGCGAAGCTGGAGCAGGGGCTCGATGACCTGCGCGAGATAGCTGACGCCGCGGTATTGATCCGGGCGCTCGCTCTCCATGACGTGCAGGATGTTCGGCAGGCCAGTCCGCTCGCCGTATGCCTGAACACGGGCCCACGTTGTCGTCGTGCTGCCGAGCTCGAAGGGGTAGGTGCTGCGGATGTGGTACGCCTCGATCTGGCCGTCGTCGTTCACCTCGACGCCGTCGTAGATGGTGTTGCCGTTGGCCGCCCTGCCGGTGGTCAGCAGCATCGGGGTGATGATGCCGGAGGTCGTTGGCGTGGCGACTCGGTCAGCCTCGATCAGGTGCAGGCGTAGCGAGTAGGGTGTGAGCGGCGTCGGCTCGTACTGCTTCACGACGGCGAACACGTCGCCGCTGACCAGCCACGAGGAGAGTGCGAGCTGCTGCATGGCTGCGAAGTTGTTGACGCCGGTGGCGTCGCACGCCCTTTTGTTCTCAGACCAGAGAGCGAACTCACGCTCGGCCTGAGCCTGCCATGCGTCGGCGGCCTCCTGCGTCATGCCGAGCGCCTCGCGGTCGATCCGACTCTTGAGCTGGAGGCCGATGCCGACGACGTTGGTGCGGTTGGTGCGGATGGCAGAGGTGGCGATCGGGGCCGCCATGTAAAGCATCCGGGCACGCTGCCGCAGGGTGTAGTTGTTGGCGTCGATGTCCTCCTTCGGGCTGCCGCTCATAGCTCTGAAGCCCTTGGTCGCCTTCTTGTGCCAGCTCGCGCCGGCGTCGCCGTAGCCCTTATTCACAGGGCGCGGCTGCTGCCGCCTGTTCTGCGGGCGGCTTCTGCTTTTTCTTTTGCTGATGGTGCTCACCTCCTTCATGGTGAAGATGGCCGAGCCGGGAGAAAAGGAGCGAAAACTCCCGGCGTCGGCCTATGAAAAAAGCCCCTTTCGGGGCTTCTTTCACCAGTCTCGGGGCACTACTCCCACAGCTTTTCGCGGCTTCTCGCCGTTCAGTGCGGCCTCGAGGGCTTCGATGTCTGCCTCGAGCTGTTTGATGGCGGCCCGGATGGATCCGAGGTCGGTGTTGTAGCGGGCCAGATTGCGCGAGCCGATGCCGTAGCTCTGGACGCCTCCGTCCAGCATCTCGGCCTCTCGCTTCAGGTAGAGCTCCAGCCGGTTCCTCTTGATGGAGAGCTGGTACTCGATTTGTTCGCGGGTCTTTCTCATTGTGGTCTGTCCTCCTTACCAGTCGTCGAAGGCGTCGGCCCGGTTGTGCCGTTGCCGCTGCCGTCGCTGCTGCGGGGCCTTCGGTTTTTCCTCCAGTCCTTGCAGGCGGCGCTCGATGGCGTCCATGTCGGGGTTGATGATCTTGAGGCCGGCGTTGGCGTAGTCGCGGCAGTCGAGGGCCTCGTTGCGGTTGTGGCCGGGCAGCTTCTCCCACGCCCAGCGGTCGCCGCGGCGTGTGCGTGTGAGCACCAGCTTCTCGGAGAGCAGGCCGTTGAAGAAGTTGAGATCATAACCGGCGTCGGGGTGCCGGTTGAAATGGCAGTATTTTGGCCCGGGCTCCTGCACCTTCAGATTAGCCATGATCGTCGCCTTGCCGGCGTCGACGCCGATGGTGTAGAGCCAGCAGGTGATCCGCTTGTTGTCGCGGATCGGCACCTTGTTCGGGGGCGAGACGAAGGGGATGCCGTCGCCGCCCTTGCCCTTGATGGCAAAGACGCGCTTGCCGGCGCGGGCCCGGCACGCCTCATAGACCTCTTGGGTGAAGTGGCCGCCGGAGTCGACGCAGGTGATGGAGATCTTCAGGCCGCGGCCGTTTTTGAACTTGTAGACGTGGTCGACCACGTCGTCGAGTCGCTGCCAGACCTCCGGGGTGTCTGGCCGGCCCATGATGTAGCCCTTGACGACGCCCCACGTCTCGCCGTACTTCCCGTGACCGACTACCTCGTATTCGAGGCGGTTGTCCTGAGTGTCGACGCCGCAGGTCAGCACGAGCACGCCGTCAGGCAGCTCCACAGGGGTGCCGTCCGGGCGGGTGCCGTAGTCCTCACGGCGGGCGAGCATGGTGTCCTCGTCCTCGAGGTCGCCGCGATCTTCCCACAGTTGGCCGAGCAGGGTGTTGTAGACGACCTTGAGGCGCTGCGGGTCATCCTTGGCGTCGAGGAACTTGAGGACGATTTTCTCCCACGGAGTCCACGGGCTCGAGAAGGCATTGAGCCAAAAAGAACGGACGCCCTTCTTGTAGGCGTCCGGGTTGTCGGCGATCCACTTGGCCGGCTGCTTTCGCATGACGTCCTCGGGGATCAGGCAGCCGCAGGCCGGGCAGCTCCACGAGACGCCGCTCTTGAGGCTCCACGACTTTTTCCCGCGGATCCTCTTGACCTCCGGGTCGAAGTGGATATTGTCGAACACGATCTCGCTGTACTCCCCGCACTCGGGGCAGCGGTGGCACCAGCGTTCCTGCGTGCCTTGGTAAAAACTCGTTTCGATGTTGCTGTTGCCCTTGATGGTCGGGGTGGAGACCTCGACCGCCTTGGCGTTGTAGAATGTGGCCTGACGTGCTTCGGCCAGCGCCCACGGGTCGCCCTCGGTGCCGGCGCTGGTCGCCCAGCGGTCGCGCTCGTCGCCGATGATATAGCGGGCAGGCGTGGAGGCCAGAGCCGAGGCACTGTTGGAGCCGGTCAGGGTGAGCATCCCGCCCGGGAACGACTTCTGGAGGATCGTGTTGCCGCTGTCCTTGGCCTTGACGTCGTGCACCTTCGCCTTCAGGGGTTTGCTGTCGCGGATCATAGGGGCCACGCGGAGGCGGCTGAACTTCCGGGCGTCGTCGATGGTCGGGTGGACGTAGAGGATGCTGCCGGGGTCTTGGTCGATGATGTAGCCGATGATGTTGAGCTCGAGCTCAGACTTGCCGACCTGAGAGGCGGCCACCATGACTATTTTGTGCACCTTCGGATCCGTAAAGGCCCGCATGGGCTCCTCGAGGTACGGGGTGCGCTTGGTACGCCACGGGCCGGCCTCGGCTGAGCTTTCCGGGGAGAGGCGGCGGTGCTTGTCGGCCCACTCGTCCACGGTCAGGCTCTCAGGCGGGGCGAAGCGTTTGACCGCTCCGGCGATGGCGGTATTGAGCTTCGCGGCGGCTTTTTTAGTCGTCCGCGTCATCGGCGAGCTGCTCGCTCCAGCCTTCCCGATCCCTTACTCGCCGGGCGTACACCTCGGGATCGTATTTATAACCGGCCAGCTCCGTCAGGATCTTGTAGACCTCTGTGCGGATGATCTCAGACGCCTCGGCGGGTGTTGCTGCGCCGGTGACGTCGACGGCCAGACGGCCCGGCAGGGCCACGAGCATCGACCTGATATTGTAGACGAGGTCGGTCATCACAGCCTCGACGTCCTCGCTGCGGTGCATGGTGCCCTCGAGCTCACTGAGCTGGAGGGCGGCGATGTCTGCCTTGCTGCGCTTGAGGTCAGCCTCAGCCTCCAGACGTCGGCCCTCGATCTCGCTGTCCTTCTTCGACGGCTCCCGGCCGTTGGCCTTGGCCGTCAGGTATCGGATGTACCTCTGGATCGTCGGCAGCAGGTCATAGCGGTTGGCGTTGCCTTCCTTGACCGCGGCGATGACGCCATCCTTGGTGAGCTGCTGCACTCGGCGGGGCGTCATGTCGAACAGGGCCGCGATGGTCTTGCTGTCGACGAGCTTGTTGTTGGTTGGGTTCGGCATGGCGTTCCCTCCTTTCTGCCGCTCGGGCGAAACGAAACGTCCCGAAAAAAATTTTCCCCGGCTGCGCGTTTTTTGGGCTCGCCAGCACCGCAGGCCAGAGGGGCCCGTCACAGTACCTTGCGGCGCTGCGTGCGGCTGTGGAGGCGTCTGCGCGGCGCTGTGGCGCGCTCTGTGCGCGTCTGGCGGTGTGGGCCGGGCCCGGTGTCGGGTGCGGCTGTGGACGCGCTGTGCGGCGTTCTGGTGGGCTCTGGCTTAGAGGCCGAGGGCTCGCTTCATGTGGTGCTCGAGGCGCTTGCTGGTCTCGGTGTTGAGCCGGAGCATGATGGCCTCGTTGGTGCGGTCGCTGGTTATCATCTGCGGCACCGAGATGGTGGTCATCTTCTGGATGTCGGTGCGGGTCTTGCTCATGCGCTGGAATGGGATCCAGCTCGTGCCGTCGGCCTTGGTGTTGCCTGTCCCCATGAGGATCCAGTGAGACCGCTGCGAGTATGGCCCGCCCTTGGTGCGGGTGTTCTTGTAGCGGCCGATGACCTTCTTGCTGCCCTTGAGGATCTGCGCCTTCAGGGTGTAGCTCCTGCCGGACGGCGGGGCCTTGGGTGTCATGCCGAAGTGCACAGGGGTCAGGAGCCGGCCCTTGTAGACGAGGGTGAGCTCCTGGATGGTCTCGCCTGTGATGCGGATGCTGCCCGCCAACTTCTTTGGCTTGCCTCCACTGGACGGCGTGATCTCGCCCTTCTTGATGTTGTAGACTGCCGTGACCTCCTGCGCTATCCAGCCGGGGGCCCGGGCCTTCACGTCCTTCACGGTGCTGCTGATAGCCTTGCGGCCGCCGGCCTCTATGGCCTGCACGTCTGCGACGAGCTGCCGCAGGTTTTCGATCTGGATGGATATGCTGCCGCCCGCCATGGTCGTCACCTCCTTCGGGGGAAAAGAAAAAAGCCGCCGGGCTTCTTGTGGTTGCCCGACGGCTTTCTCGCTGTCGTTGTTCGGTTGTTGGGCGGGTGTCCGTCGGACGGCTCCCCGGCGTTGTCCGGGTGTCCGGCGGTCTTTCGACATGGTACAGTGTAGCACAGGGCGCTACTGCCGTTCAATGGATTTTACTGCCCTTTACTGCCTTTTACTTCCCTTTACTGCCGGTGCCTCCGTCTCCTTTAGGATCTCGGCCATCCGCAGCAGGGCGCGGCCGTGGGCCTTGTATGTCCTGTTCTGGTAGCTGTCTATCCTCTCGAGGTAGTCCTGCCGATCACTGAACAGGACGGCGCAGATCCCGTCCCAGTCTGCCCGGTCGAAGTAGCGCAGCCGCAGCACGGCGCGCTCGTCAGGGTTTTCCACCTGCCGGATCATCGCCTCGAGGGCGGCGCGTTCCTCGCGCTCCTCGGCGAGGCGCTCCTTGATCTGCTCCTCGAGCTCCATCTTCCGCAGCACCATCATCCCGGTGCGGTCGGTCGGTGTGCCGGAGCCCCGGGGCATACCCGTCATGTCAGGGCCGGGCGGCGCGGCCATGGAGATCTCCATGCGGCCGAGGCGCTCGTACTGGTTGTCTATTTCACGGAGCAGGCGGGTGTACTTCCCGAGCCGCTCCTTGATGTCGTGAGTGATCGGCTTGTCGCTCATTTAGGTCAGGGCGTCACTCCTGTCCACCTCCTTCCTCGTCAGGGTCGAAGATCCCGGCGATTTCCTCACGCGAGAGCTCCCGGCCTTGACGGACGCAGCGCACATTCTGTTTTCCTGTTATCCTGATGTATCGCTTGACGATGACATCCGTGAAGGCCGGCGTCAGCTCCATGATGTAGGATGGCTGGCCGTATGCCTCGCAGGCGGCCAGCGTGGTGCCGGAGCCGCCGAAGGGGTCGTAGACGCCCCGGGCGAAGTCCGTGTTGTCGACGAGCTTCTCCAGCAGCTCGACCGGCTTCTGCGTTGGGTGCAGCTCATTCCCGGAGCGGGAGACGCTCAGGACGTTGCCGTACCCCTTGTGGCCGTCGAAGTGTGTGGCGGCCCGGGCGGCGAACAGTATGAGCTCATGCTGTGAGCGCCAGCCGACGCCCATGCCCGGCGTGCCCTTGTCCCATACGAGCTCCGACTTGACGCCGAAGCCGGCAGCCTCGACGAGGTCGAACAGGTACACCCACATTCTCCAGTCGGTGAAGATGTAGGCATAGAGGCACGGGATGTCGGTGAGGGCCGCCCGGATCAGGTTTTGGTAGCCCCGGGTGCTGAGGATGTCGTTGGCGATCTTCGGGGCCTTGCCGTCCTTGCGCGCGGTGCCGATGCTGCCGGTCGACTTCTGCGCCTCCTTCTGGCCGCCGGAGCAGTAGGGCGGGTCGGTCAGCAGGATCTCGGGCTTGGCCCCGTCCAGTAGCAGGGCGCGATCCTCGGGGTGTGTGCAGTCCCCACAGAGGACGCGGTGCCGGCCGAGGATCCACAGGTCGCCGTACTTGGTGACGGGCTCGGCCGGTGGCGGGATCTCGGCGTCGGGGTCGCCCTTGGGCTCCTCGGTGTGCAGCGCCTCGGACAGGGCCGTCACGATGTTCCCGTAGTCCTCCTCGGTGTAGCCGGAGAGCATGAACGGGATCTCGCCGGTGTCGATGTCGGCGAACACTTCCGCGAGGAGCTTGTTGTCGGTGGTGGCGAGCTCAGCGATGCGGTTGTCGGCCGTCAGGTCGGCCAGCTCCTCGGCCTCGCTGGCGTAGTCCTGATAGTCAACAGGCACCTCGCTCATGTCGCCCAGCTCTGCGGCCATCATGCGGCCGTGGCCCTTGACGATGTAGCCGCTGCGCTTGCTGACAGTGATGGGCCCGCGCCAGCCCGTGGCCCGGATGATAGAGGCGAGGAGCTTGATCTGCTCCGGTGGGTGCTGGTTGGGGTTTTTCGGGTTGGGCCGCAGATCCTTCAGCGGGATGATGGCGTCGTGGGCGCAGAACACGGGGACGCCGTCGGCGTAGGCTTTGGGCTGCGCGGCCGTGGTGTACTCGGCCAGCTCGGGGCCGGCCTGCGGTAGAGGTTTGTCTTTTGCCATGGGTTTCCTCCTTTACCTGTTGAAAATCACGAGGAGGATGTGCCATTTGTTCAGCATGGTGTCGAGGGACGAGTAGGGGCACTTGAGGCCGTCATCCGGCGCGATCAGCACGACCTCGCCCTTGCGCTTCACGATGGTGACGGCGTAGAAACGGCCAGTCCGGAAGCCCATGCTCCCGTTTTTGCCAGTGAAGATCGCGCTCGCCTTCACGGTCGGCCGGATCCGCAGCTCTTTCTCCAGCAGCTCGCGGGCCTTGTCTCTATTCATGGTGGCGGCCTCCTCTCTTGAAGCGGTCGGCCTGCGGGCAGGTGGCCCAGTGTGGCCGGTAGCCGGCGTCGGTGGCGTTGGCCCCGGGGACGATCTCGCAGCTCACGACCTCGCCCCGGGTGGTGACGACCTTGTCCTTGCCGTCCGGCGTGGCCTTGTAGTAGACCGGCGCCGGGTCGCACGGCATGGCCTTCCCGGCGGGCGTTTTGATCCACACGATAGGGGCGCCGCAGCCGCGGCAGGTTGCCTTATTCATCCGGGGCACCTCCTTCGCGGGGCTGAGCTCCGGCGTCGACCGTGCGGCTCCAGATCCCCGGCTCGTACTGTCCGTTCAGCCATTTGTGAAGGTTGGACTCTGCGTAGCTGTTGAGCCGGCCGAGCAGCCGGCGCAGTTTTTCCTCCTCGACCTCGTCGGTGCTGCGGGCAAATATGAGCCGGAGCTGGTCGAGCATGATCTGGACGCCCGCGATCTCCTCGATCACGTTGGCGATGGCCGCGGTGGTGGTGGCCCCGGGCGTCGCCCGTTTGACCTTGCAGAGGGCTTTGGTCAGCTCGGCCATCTCCTCGACGGCCATGTCGATTTGTGCGGCCTCCCCATAGCGGTGAATGGCTCGCAGCATAATGTCGCGGCGTTCTCTTTCGTCCATCATCTGCGCCCGTCCCTCCTTTCGGCCTGCTTGAGGAAGGCGATGCGCTTCTTCAGCTCGAGATCGCTCTCCCCGGGCTGGCGCTCGAGACCGTAGCGGCGGGCCTGCTCGTCGATGTTTTCGCTGCGCAGCTCCCGGCGCTGGCGCTCCTCGGTCTGCTTGACGCCCTCCTTCACGAGGACGACGATCAGGACGACCAGCAGCACGGCGAGGACGATGGCCGTGGGGATCCAGATCGGGGCCAGCACCCACAGCCAGCTCCATGAGATGACGCCGGTGAGCTTCAGGATGATGAAGGCGATGGTCAGCAGCCCGCAGAAGCCGATCCCGCCCGCGGTGCCGCTGTTGTTTCTGTTCTCATTCATGGTCTTTTTCCTCCTTTTTGCTGCTGGTGTCGACGAGTCCGACGCCGGCGGCGCCACGCAGGCCGCAGTCGGTACAGACGGCCCGAAGTCCGGGCTCGGCAGCGAGCGCCTGCCGGTGGATCTCGGTCTCCCAGCACTCGGCCCCACAGATAGGGCAGGTGGCAGGCTTCCAGTCGTCGCGCTGCGGATCCGGGATATGCGCCCGGGTCGGCATGAGCAGCAGCCCGCCGTCTCCGACTTCGTGCGGGACGAGTACGCCCGGATCGTCGTCGGGGATCATGGAGTTGAGCAGCTCGTCATACTTGTCGCCGATGGCCTTCTCGGCCGTCTGCCATGCCTCGCCGTGGTCTTTGTCCTCGGGCGTGGCTACATGGGCCAGCTCGTGCGCCAGCAGCTCAGGGGCGGCGCTGATGGGCGCCTCAGCCGAGATGCAGACGATGGGTGCGCTGCCGTCGCCGGGGAAGATGGTCAGACCGAAGGCTCTGTTGCCCGACTCGTCGCACAGGTCGGGGACGAACTGCGCGTGGTAGTCGATGCCGGGGTAGAGCTCGGCGAAGGCCCGGGCCACGATGGCCGACGGGTCGTTCATGTAGGGCGAGGCCATGGGGCCGATCTGCTCGTACTGCTTCAGGGCCGCATAGGTCTGGCGCAGCATGGCCCGGAGCTCGTCCTTCTTGAAGCCGTTGAGGGTCGGCCCGTTGAGGACGAGGTCGATCATCTTGTCGCTCCAGTCCTCCATCATGTGGGTCTCGCCCATATAGCGGGCGGCCCCGGGTTCGACGTCGACCTTCTCGCGGGTGAGGGTCTTGTAGTCTTTCATCTGGCGCCTCCTTTGAAAAATCCATCAGGATCTCGGTGGATCGCTTCGACCGTGTCCTTGATGCCGCCGGCGATGCACTCGGCCATCTTGGTCGCGGTCGCGGTTTCGGCGTCCTTCGCAGCCTTCTCGATGGCCGGGCCGATCTCCCACGGCTCGAGGCCAGTGTTTTCGTAGGCAGCGAGGCGCTGCACGAGCGTCTCCTTGGTGGCGGGGCTCCAGTAGCCAGTCTTGATGCCGTTGGCCCTTTCATGGGTCATGCGTTCCATGTGCTTGCTCCTTTCTGGAGGGCCGAGCGGGCCGCAGCCCGCCCGGCCGGTGTCCTTACTGCATGATGACGACCTTTCCGGCCTCGATCAGGTCGGCGAGGTTGGTGTTGAAGTAGTCGGCGATGTTCTTCTTGGCCTCGAGCTTCCAGATCCCGCCGTCGGCCTCGAAAAAGCCGATGCCCTCCTCGGGGTGCACGCGCAGCAGGAACTCGCTCTCGGGCTGCTCCACCTCGAGGAAAGTGCGGAAGGGCCGCAGCAGGACGCGGGGCTTCACCTCGACCAGAGCATTGAGAGCCACGCCCTGCCGGGCCTCCACGGTCTGCGTGACGCCGTTGTCGTTGGTGCTGACGCTTTTCTCGTCGGTCATCCGGCCGAGCAGGTCGAGCAGGTAGGCCGTGCCCTCGTTGGGGATGAACAGGCTGCGCAGCTCGATCAGCGCGACCTCGCGGCTGCGAAAACCTGTGCGCAGGCCCGGGACGTCAGCCTCGGCGCGGTAGAGGATATTGCGGGAGAAGTCCGGCAGGTAGGTGGTCATGACCTCGACGCTCTTGTAGCTCTTGGCCTGCACCATGATGGTCGTGCCGACCTTCTCCAGCTCGGTGCGGATCAGCTTGCAGACGCCGTCGAGGCCGCTGACGCTGATGGCCTCGGGGCGGTCGACGTGGGGCGGGATCCGGGTGAGGTGGCCGTCCGTGTAGGTCTGGCCGCCGATCTCGAAGGTTTTGGTCTCCTTCAGGCTGACGATTTTGTCGATCATTTTGGCGAGCATGGTGTTGTCCTCCTTGTATATGAATATTTATGCGCTTATGCGCGGGTGACGAGCTTGAGCAGCTTCGGGGCTTCCTGCTGCGTCCCGTCCATGTTCAGTTGACCGGGCACCTGCGGCACCATTTCGGCCACGACGAGCTCGCCGTTGCTGTCGCCGGTGACATAGAGCGAGGTGGCGACCGGGTTGGTGGAAGCGAGGGTGCTCTTGGCCGTCACCGAGACTTGGATCTGCCGGCGCTCGTCGTCCGGCGTCAGCTCGATGGTGAGGGTGATCTTGCGCTTGGCGGTGGCCTTGGTGTTGGGGTCGAGGATGTTCTGGATCACCTTGTCCATCTCGTAGTCGACGCGCTCCTCGAAGGCGCCGCGGGCCATGCGCATGATGCTGTCGCGGTTTTCGTTCATCTTGTTTCTCTCCTTCCTGTCAGGCCCCGGGGCCGAGGAGCGTCATCTGCTCTGGCCCGGTGGCGGGATTGTCGGCCGGATCGGCTGCGGGCCGGTCTGCCGCTGCGGTGTGCACCCGGGCCCACACGGCCTCGGTGGCGTCCGAGCGGGTGGCCTTCCTGCGGCCGACCGTCTTGAGGATCCCCATCTGCTTCATCTCGGTGAGGCGTGGGGCCACATAGTTGCGGTTGAAGTACGGGATCTCGCCGGCGGCGACGAGCTCCTCGGTGATCTCGCTGGCGGTCATTTCCCGGGCCCCGAGGGTCTCGAGGATCAGCCGGCAGCGTTTCTCCCTCTTGGGGAGCACGGCGTCATAGCTTTGGCGCCGGGTCTCCCGGGTCGTTTTGTCCATCGGTTTCCTCCTTTCCGTAGAAGGGGCAGCTCGTGAACTCCCCCTTGCAGGTGGTGTCCCACATCAAGGACGGCAGCGGCCGGTCGCAGGCTGCGCAGTCGACGCCGTCATGGACTCCGTCGGCCCAGTACCCCTTGTAGTGCGGACAGTTGCTTTTGTAAAATGGCCGGCCATGCTTCAGGTATATGGTGTACTTGTCCGAGGTGTCTGGTATTTTAATGATCCATTCCCATGGGAGCCCCTTGCCCTCGAGGTACGCCTTCACCTTGGCGAAGCCCGGCAGGCTGAGCGGATCCGCAGGATCCGGCTGGGGCGGCTGTTTCATCTTCTCCATCGCCTCGAATATGGTGAGCTGTTCCATCGTTTTCCTCCGTTTCGGTGCTCGAGGCTGGCACCTCATTCCCCCACGAGTCCCACCCGGGAGCCGTCTCTCTGGCGAAAAGCTCGATCCGGGGCAGGTCTCCCATCAGCTCGACGATCCTGTCGCGCACTTCGTCTGGCTTTTGGCTATGCTTCCTCAGCGGGCTGAAAACGAGCTGACCGACTCCTGCACTTATCCGTTTCGGCTTTCCTTTCACAGCCAGAAGGCAAGGCTCCGTGTTTCCCCTTGTCCAGCGGCCGAGTCCGAAAAAGTAGCCGTTTCCGCTGCGGTTTTGCTTTACCCACTGGAAGGCGATGCTCTTGTAGGTGAAGCCCCACGCCTCGATCACTTTGAGGGCTTCGCGCAGCATCGGATATGTGGCCCACATAAACAAAATGCAGTTATCAGAAGCAATACCCCCCCCGCAACATTGACGGGGAGCTTGCATATTTCCTCGACCGTCATCGTGGGGTAGTGGTCGGCTGCGTTTCCGTTGCAGCCCTTGTCTGAATAACTCCACGGCGGGTCGGCGTAGATTATGTCGTATTTTTTATCCGGGAATGGTATCACTGTTTTTCCTCCTTTTCGAGCTCTTTCTTGGCCTTGGAGAGCAGCCACGACCTGATGCACCTCTCGCAGGTGATTTCCTCCACATAGACGCGGTGGCACTTGGCGATGGAGTCATAGCGGCAAAGGCCGGCGGCCTGCATGACTCTTGCCGCGATCTTCACGGCCCTGCTGTCGATGGTGTCCTTCATGGCTTTACCTCCCCGACGATGATGGTGCTCGGCTGCTCTCGGATCATCTGCTTCAGGCGCTCGATCTCCTCGGGGCTCAGGTCTTTCACGGTGATGGCCTCCGGCGGCAGCTTGTCGAGGAACTTCACGAAGCCGGCCACGACCGGCACCTTGTAGGGCTTCAGCTCGTCGCGGGTCATGTACTTGCGGCCGTAGGTGGCGGCCATATCCCTCCAGACGGCCCACGGCACGCGGAAGCACTCGGTCAGGCTCATGGAGACGAGGACGAAGGCGACGGCGCCGAGCTTGTGGTGGTGTTCGAGGTCGTCCCGTTGTTCCTTGGTCAGGCGGTTGAACTCGATGCGGTCGTCGTCGGTGTGCTTGGCCTCGAACACGACGGCCCTGCCGCCCTTGAGGGTGCCCTTGTAATCCGGCTGGGCCTGCTTGGTGTAGCAGGCGAGGAACTGGCCCTTGTAGTTTTTCGGGCCGAGGGGTTTCATGGGCTCCGGCGTCTTTTCGATCTTGGCGAGCCCCCGGTCGAGGTAGTAGTCGCAGGAGCCGGAGATCATCGACTCGAAGTAGCTGCCGGCGAGTCGGGCCTGCTTGCCGCGGATCTGCGCCCGGATGTGCTTCTCGGCCTCGTATGGCGTCGGGTCATTGTAGCCCTCGGCGTTCTTCTTCGGGTTATCCATGGCGATCACCCGCCGATCTCGAGCCGGCTGCCCGGGTTTTCCTTCAGGCGCTTGGCAAGGTCGATGATGATCCGACCGTCCACCTCGATGCTGATGGGCCCGTGGTTGAGGTGCTCGTTGCAGCGGGCCATCGCCCGGAAAGCCGGCACCCGGATGATGACGCTGCCGGCGTCCTGCGGATCCTCGTCCCGCTTCTCGGCCTCGGGGATCTCGCTGATGGCCTTGAAGCCGTTGAGCACGGGGATCCCGCGCTCCCGGGCCAGCTCGATCTCGGCGGCCATGCCGGCGGTCGGGCAGTCGAGGCCGAAGGCCCACAGCTCGTCACACATGAGCACCAGCTCGCGGCCGATGCTCAGGCCCAGCTCGCGCTCGGCCGGGACGGTGTCGTCCATGAACTGCGTGAGGTAGATGTGCGGGGTAACAGGGATGCAGCCGCGCTCCACGGCGGCCCGGCTGAACTCCTTGGCCCGCTGGATGTTGTTCTCGTAGTCCCCGCGGCACGGGGAACAGATGTAGACCTTTTTCATGGGGTTATGTCCTCCTTATGCGTGAGCACTTTGGCCCATCGCTTCTTGTACTCGGCCGGCGGCTGCTTCTCAGGAAAGAGCGAGAGCTGCGTCGGCCTTCCTGCGTATCTCTGCTTGTTCCACCTTGGCTTTCCGGCCTTCTCGGCCTCCAGCGTCCAGCCCGCCGCCTTCAGGCTTGTCCCGGGCTCGCTCTGGAGCGTGAAGGTGATGATCTTGCCGTAGCCCTCGCGCTTCGCCCGACGGGCGCAGGCGGCGTATAGTGCCGAGCAGGCGTTTCTCGTTCCATCGGTGCAGAGGCGCGTCACCTCGAGCGTGTTGCCGTCATCCAGCCGGCGGCCGGTTGGGCGTCCCACGATGGCGACGCCGCAGAGGCGGCCGTCCTTGAAGGCTGCGAGGCTCCATTTGTGCCCGACGACTCTGCCATGGTGACGGTGCACGGCCTCGACATAGGCGTTGGCCTGCTTCAGCGTCGTGGGCTTGACCTCGATCACCTGCTGCGCCAGCTCTGGCCTGTGAGGGTGATGGCCCTGCACATTTCCATGAGCCGGTCGATGGTGGCCCGGGCGGTCATGTCGTCCCGAGTCTCCCGGGGTGTCATGCGCTCGATCAGGGCCTCGGTGTCGTAGTTGGTGGTCACTATTGTCGGCAGGTATGCCTCATAGCGGCCGTTGATGATGTTGTAGATCGTGGAGATCGCCCACTCGGTCGGCGGCTCCTTGCCTATGTCGTCGATGACGAGCAGCGGGACGGTCTTGTAGATCTTCAGCACGCTGCCCTCGTCGGTGTCGCGCTTGGAGAATGTGCGCTTGATGCGCTCCAGCAGGTCGATCATGGTCATGCAGACGACCGGCCGGCCCTGCGCGATCAGGTGGTTGGCGATGGCTGCGGCGAGGTGTGTCTTGCCGGTGCCCGGCGGGCCTGCGATGAATAGGCCGTTGCGGCCGGGCTCGGGAGCCCCGGGCCGGGGCAGCAGGGTGTCGAAGCTGTCGGCGTACCTGCGGGCCGCTGCGGCTGCGCGCCGGTTGTCGTCGGTGATCTGGAAGGTGTCGAAGGTGCGCCGCAGGAAGCGGTCGCCCATGCCCGACTCGCCGATGATGCGGTTGATGCGCTCCCGCATTTTGCGCTCGGCCTCGGCCTTGCGGTTTGCCTCCTCCTCGGCGGCCTTGGCGGCCTTTTCCTCCTCGTAGGCTTTCACGGCCTGCGGGCAGGTGCACCTCTCGGCCCCGTAGGGCGGCCAGATGATGCGGTCGCCGAACTTGAAGCCCTTGTGGTAGCGCATGGCCCCGCAGAACTCGCAGGGGACAGGAGCCGGGGTGTCGGGCAGGTCGGCGACGCGCTCGTCGTTGCTCCAGATCCAGCGGTCGCCGTCGTCACTGGTCGCTGTCGTCGTCGGCCGGCTTGAAGCCCTTGCCCCAGTCTCGGCCGGCGTCTGCATCCCGCTGAGGATCTCGCTGATAGCCTTCACCTGTGCTCACCTCCTCGCCGTTCTCCCAGTAGCCGCCGTTGAGCCATGTGGCCGGGTTGGGGATAAAGCGGCCATTATCCCGGCGCCACTGTTCGGAGTGCTTCTGAGCGTTGACGGCCTGCATGATGGCCTCATGCAGCTCGGCCGTCGGCTTGATCTTCCTCCACGCCTTGAGGGCGTACTGCTTGCCGACTTTCTTGGGGTAGGCGTTCCAGAACTCGTCAAACCTGACTTCGATGGGCGACTTCTTCCCCGCGCCATCCCCCTCGGCTGAGGGGGTAGGGGGTGTTACTCTCCCTTTCTTTTCTCTACTCTGGTCTACTCTACTCTTGCCGCCGGTCGTTGGCGTGGCGTCCGGCGGTTGTCCGGCGGTCGGCGTCTGGTCGTCCTGCGTATCGTCCGAGGACGAAGCGGCGGCAGCACGGCGGCGGGCCGACCGTTCTTTCTCGGCTTGCCGTTGGTCGATCAGCTTGCCGGCGTACTCATACCAGTCGTGGATCTCGAGGGTGCCGTCCTCGTTTTCGTCGATCCAGCCGGCCCGGATCAGCGTATCGGCCAGCTTTTCGGGCTCTCCGTCCCACTGTGCCGCCCGGGCGATCATGCGCGGGGTGATGCCGGCGAGGTCTCCCTTGGGGGCGTTATCGAGGGCCCACAGCCAGAAGGACACGAGCAGCCCCATCATGTGCGGCGGGGTGATCTCGAGCTCGTCGGCTGCGTCAAAGAGCTTGCGGTGGTCTTTGAGTGTTTGGTGCACTTGAAGCCATGCCACGGTCGTCACCTCCTTCTATGCGGTCGCGTGTCTTTGGCTCGTTTTCGGTCGGCCGCCGGTCGCCCGGCGGTCGTTCAGAATGGCAAGTCCCCATTGTCGTCCACCTCGGTGAAGTCGCCGGAGCTGTCCGGGTAGTCGGCGAAGTCGCCGCCGGCGTCCTGATGGCCGGCGCCTGCCCCGTCCTTCTTGCTGTCGCAGAAGTGGACAGAGGAGACGGTGATCTCGGTGGCCTTGCGGTGGTTGCCGTCCTTGTCCTCGTAGTTGCGGCTGGTGAGCTCGCCCTCCACGAGGACGAGCCGGCCCTTGGTGAGGTACTTGCTGACGAACTCGGCCTGCGCACGCCACGCGACGCAGTCGATGAAGTTGGTGATCTTCTGGCCGTCCTTGGTCTTGCGGCCGGTGTCGCTGGCGAGCCGGAAGCTGGTGATCGCCACGCCGCTCGGGGTGTGTCTGAGCTCAGGGTCGGCCGTCAGCCGCCCTTGCAGTCCTGTGTGGTTATACATCAGCCTTGACCTCCTTGCTGGTTATGCTGCGCGGCAGCAGCGTCGAGGGAGTTGCAGATCTCGTCGTACTCCTGCCGGGTCAGGGTGGCCGGATCCTGCTTCTTGTACTTCTCGAGGATCCGGGCGATGGTGCGCTCCTTGGTCATGCCGGCGGCCTCTGCCTTCTTGTAGAGGCGGCTGAGCTGTGCCTCGGACAGGCGGCCAGAGCCCTGCCCCTGACGCTGCTGGCCCTGTCTGGAGCCGCCAGAGCCGCCCCCGGAGCCTTTACTCTGCGCGCCGAAGTCGCTGTTGTCGGGGTCGTCCTCACCTTGGTCGATGCTGAACTTCTCGAACAGGTAGTATTTCAGGGCATAAGTGTGGGCGGCCCCCTTGGCCTTGGCCGGGTCGTCGTTCCAGCCGAGGGCGTGGACGACTGCCTCCAGCGTTTCGTCGTCGTTGTCGAGGTTGATCCAGCGGATCGTCAGGTCGGCCTCGTAGAGGAACATGAGCTTGTCGCCGTTGTAGGTCTTGGTCTGCATGGTGATCCAGTAGACCGGGTCGCCGTTCTCGGCGTAGCGCGTGGCCTTCTCGCCGATGACCTCGAAGTCGACGCCGAGCTCGTTCATGATGGGGGTGATTTTCTCCCACACGTCGTAGATCTTGGCGTACTTGTATTTGACACCTTCGCTGTGCTTCTTCTTGACGATCTCCGGGCAGGCTTTCCGCATTTCCACGAGCTTCTGCCGGAGCGTCAGACAGCGGGCCTCGATGGGAGGGGCCGCAGCAGCGGCCGCCTCCGTCTTTTTGGTCTCAGTTGCCATGTGGCACCTCCTTTAGATGTCGACCGTGAAGGTGGCCGGGGTCTCGTAGGCCGTGACGCCCTCCACGATCTCGCCGGTGCTCTGGATGGTGGCGATCTCGCCGGTGTAGGCGAGCAGTTTCTTCAGCTCGCCCCACTTGGCCGACTCCTCGACCTTGACGAGGTCGCCGTAGCCGTTTTCACGCAGCCACGGCACCAGCTTGGCGTCGTCGACCGTGGCCTTGACGGTGCCCTTCTTGAGGGTCAGGGTGCCGGAGAGCAGCCGGTACTTCTCGGTCGTCTTGGTGGTCTTGTGTGGCACGGTGTTGAAGAAGTCGGCGAGGCAGGAGGTCAGGAAGGCGGTGCCGTTCTCCATGCGCCGGCGGGCGGCTTCGACCTTCTCCTCGATGGCCGCCTTCTGCTGGTCGGCCAGCTCCTTCAGACGGTTGTACTCGCTGCGCTCCTCGGCGATCTTGCGGATGGCCCAGTCGGCGCAACGGTCGTCAGTGATGCGGAAGGGGGCGCGCTCGCCCTGTTCCACGGTGCCGAGGTCGACCTGCTCCAGCTCGTCGAGGGTGACGGCCGGCAGCGCCTCGGCAGGGGCCTCGGGGGCCTCTGCCTGCTGTTCTGCGGCGATGGCCGCGGTGGTTTTATCGCTCATGCGGTTGCTCCTTTCTGGTGCTCTGCGGCCCGCGTGGCCGCGAGTTGGCTGTAATGTTCATCTATCTCGATCCCGATGTACTGGCGCCCTGTTTTGGCGGCAGCGACGAGCGTGGAGCCGCTGCCGGCAAAGGGGTCGAGGATCAGGGCGTCCGGGGTGGTGGTCGCCTCTATGAGCTGCTCCAGCAGCTCGACGGGCTTCTCGTTGGGGTGTGTGAGGCTTTGGTTGCCGACCTTGGCACAGGCGATCAGGTCGTCCGGCCGTTTCCCGGGCAGCTCGAAGCGGCCCTTGGCGGCGAAGATGATGACCTCATAGCGCGGGGCAAAGGAGCCCTTGAGGTCTCCCATGCCGTGCGCCTTCTTATCCCACACGATCACCGACTTGACTGTCAGGCCGGCGAGCCGCAGGGCGTCCATGAAGGTCTGCTGCACATCCCATCTTGCGAAGCAAAGTACCCCCCCCGCGTTTCACGACTCTGGCGGTGTCGTAGATCCACCAGATGAACGGGGCCTTGTCGTTTTTGATCTTTGCGAGTCGGCGCTCCTTTTCTTTGCGCCCGCTCTGGTAGTCGATGCCGTAGGGCGGGTCAGTGATGACCATGTCGACGCTCTCGTCGTCCATGCTGCGTAGCACAGTCAGGCTGTCGCCGGTGATGACGGTGTTGGGCTGGATCATGCTGCCGGGCTCCTTTCTGCGAAAAAGCGGTGGCCGCCGACCTCTGCGACGAAGATCTGGCTCTCATGCCAGTCGCTCGTCACGAGGGCGGGGTTGTAGAAGTACATGACGGGGGCGTCGATGGCGACCTCGCCGCGGTCAAATACGGCCGCGACGGCGTCCTTGACGCTCTGCGTGGGGTCGGGGCGGTTGCTGGTGTAGCTGTAAATCACGACGGCCTCAGAGGGCTGCACGCCCTCCTTCTCGGCGGCGTTGAGAATACACTGAGCGACCAGCATTTGCCCCTCGAAGCTCTCGCCGCCAGACTCGGCCATGACGACACGCTCCACGGTGTCGCGCTCACTGGCGCTGAGGTAGAAGCGGACGGGCGCCTCGGCCGGCTCCGGCGTCTGCGTACTCGCTGCCGGTGTTTGAATTACGACTGCCGGTTGTTCTGCGGTCGGTGTCGGAAGGTCTGCGGCCGTCGGTCGGTCTGTCCCGATGGTCGAGACGGCCACGCCGATGCCGGCGACCATGACCGCGGCGGTCAGAAGGACGGCCGTCTGTCGGATCCGGGCCTTGGCACGGCGCCGGCGGCGTGTTATACTTTGGGTGCGGGATCCGTGCGCTGGCGAGCTGCCGGATGTTCTCGCAGGGGTCGCCCGGTCGCGTCGGGCGGCCCTTTCTTTTGTTGCTTCCATGGTTTTCTCCTTTCACTGGCCCCGGGCCGTCATGAGGGCCTCGCAGGCTGCGATTGTGAAGTCGCTGAACGCGGTCTCCCTGACGGTGTCGGCGGTCAGCAGGACGAGGTACTCGTCGTTGTAGTAGTCGATCTCCGGGCTGCGCTCCCGGCAGAGGTCGAGCTTCCTGCGGGCATAGGGCTCGGAGCGTTCCCACAGGCTGTCGGGGATCCAGTGTCCGAGGTGCTCCTCGACACGCTCGCGCAGCTCCTCGCTCGTGATGGTGATGGCCGGGGCCATGTTCTTCACCTCCGTGACATCCGGGCCGGGAGCGTCTGCTCGGGGCGCGTGATGCTCTTGTTGAAGCCATGCGGCTCATAGCGCACGCCGGTGATCCGGCGGCCGCTGACGCCGTACTTGGGGTTATAGCCGAACAGGTTGACATAGCTGCCGAGGTCGTCCCGTTCCTCGTCCATGGCCTTCAGCACCTCGAACAGGGCGAGCACGTCGTCGATGGCCCGGTGGCTGTTCTGCACCTTGTCCTCCAGCTCGTAGGCGAGGATCGCATTGGCGAGCTTGTGGGGGTAGGGGCGGCGGTCTTTGTAGACCGTCAGGCTGTCCAGCCAGTCGAGGTGGCCGGGCTTGAAGCCCCGCAGCAGCTCCCGCAGAAAACAGGCGTCAAACTGCGCATTGTGGGCGACCATCAGGACAGGGCCGGGCTTGACCAGCTTGAGGAAGCGGCTGACGGCCGTGCCACTCTGCACGCCCTCGGTCTCCAGCAGCCGATCGGTGATGCCGGTGAGGGTGACGATGTTCTCGGGGAGCCGCTCGCCCTCCGGCAGCCGGATGAAGGTGTCCATCTTGCCGGCGATCCGCAGGGCCCCGGCCTGCGTGCGTTCCACGCGCAGCGCCGCGAGCTCGATGATCTGGTCGTCTCCCGGGTTGAGGCCGCTGGTCTCTGTGTCGAAGATGACGAGGGCCTTGTAGCGGTCGAACAGGCTTGCGAGGTTACTCATGGTCGGCCTCCTTCTCCCGGATGGCTCGCAGCTTCCCGAGCAGGAACGAGACCTCTGCCGTGAACTGGCCCTCGGTGGCATAGGTGCCGCCGAACTGGTCGACCAGCTCCGCGACGATGATGGCTGCCTCCTGCGGGCCGATGCCGGTGTACTGCTCGTCTCCGTCCATGGAGATCAGGAGATCGGAGTCCAGATAGCAAGCGGGGCGCAGGCCGTAGCGGCCGCCGTAGGCGTCGTTCCAGCCCAGCGTGCCATCGCCCCTGACGCGGCGGGCGCTATGCTCGTACCCATTGGAGGCGGTACTGTACGCGGTAGAGAGCCACCACCAGTCGTCAGCGTTGGGAATTACATCGCGGTTGCGCCGGTACTGGTCAACGGTCAGCGAGAAGATGGTGACGGTGCAGGTGCCGTAGTCCTTCAGGCCGTCGTCGGCCGTCAGGTCGAGCTCAGTCTGGAGGAAGGCGTTGGGGCCCTTCACGGCGTCGATCAGGTTGTCGAGGTAGGGGCCGTTCATCCACTCTTTGCTGCTGGAGGTGGCGAAGTTGTTGCAGTTGTTCTCGTCAAAGGGCTTGTTCGGGATCAGGTCGAGGCGCAGACAGAGGGTGCGGCCGGCGGGATCGTGCTCCAGCACCACCCACTTCTCGCCGGCGTAGGGGAACACGGTGCCGCGGGCGGCAGTCTTGAGGGCCTTCTTCATGGTTTTGCTCCTTTCGTTGTCTGCGGCCGGTCGTTCTGGCCGGGCCGCTGGTTGGGTAGTGTCTCGCCGGCGCGCAGCCGGCTCTCACAATGCGGGCAGATGTAGCCGCCGCGGGGGATCTGCTGGTATATGCTCACATTCCAGTAAAGCCCGCAGCCGACGCACTTGAACTTCACGAGCTCCCACCTCCTTCCGAAGCCAGCGCAGCGAAGAAGGCCCGCCGGATGCGGTTGCGGTATTTCTTGCGGACGCGGGCCCGCTTCGCATGGAGGGCGTAGTGGCGCCACTTGGGCGGGGCCCGGCGCAGTATGAAGTTGTCGAGCGTCTCGCCGAAGAAGTCCGCGAGCGTCCTGATGGCCTGAGCGGCCCACTCGATCATGCGGTTGATGGCCTCGATGATGTTGTCGAAGGCGTCGAGGATCCGCTGCACGGCCTCCGGGCTGAGCTTCATGCTGCTGGCGGCCTCTGCGACGCGCTCGACGGCCTCCTCGGTGGCGTTGGGGTAGTGGTCGGCCACGACCTCGACGAGGGCAGCGTGGGCGTCTCTGGCCCGCTGTGCGGCCTCATAGTCGGCGACCGTCATGCTGCCGTCGTAGGTGTAGGGGTTGATCTCGTCCTCCGGGCCCTCGACCAGCCGCTCGCTGAAGGGGAGGCCGGCCTCGGCCGCCTGCTGCCGGGCCGCCTCGATGTCGGCCCGGGCCTGCGTGAGGGTGTCGTCGTCGGCGAGGGCATTGGTGCCCCGCTCGTAGTGCCAGCGGATGCCGGCGGCGATGTCGTCGATGGTCATGTCGCCGAAGTGGCCGAGGTAGTAGCCGTTCAGGACCACAGCCCGGGGGTCGAGGCGCAGAGCCTCGAGGGCGTCGTTGATGTCGTCGGTCTCCCACTCGTTGTTGCCGAGGTCGCTCCAGACGGTCAGGGCGTGCCACGAGCGGCCGGTGCGGTAGACGATTACCCAGCCGATCCCGTCGCGGATCTCGCTGGCGTACTCCCGGGCGACTTCTTTCAATGCTGCCATGCTGGCGCCTCCTCTCTGATGATACGGGCGACCGTGACGAGGTCGTCGATGTCGTGCTTGGTGATGTAGGTGTCAGCCTCGGAGAGCCCGAGGTGCCGCAGCAGCGGCTCGGGCCCGTCCAGCAGGAAGGTGTGGACGGCCACGGCGTTCAGCCGGTAGACCGTCACCTCCACGATGCAGCGGCCGCCGTCGTCCTCCAGCTCGGCCGGGAAGGAGGCCCGGCAGAGCAGCGAGGCGTCAAACTTCGGGGCGGCCGTCGCGGCCGGCCCCGTCGTGATGTCCTCGACGAACCGCTCGAAGGCTTTGCGAGGGATAGAGCTGCGGTACCTTTCGAGGAGCTCGTCGGAGAGGGTGAGGATCGTGTTGCTGTTCATGGTGTCGCCTCCTTCAGCAGGCGTCGCCGTGCGGGCCGACCGTCATGACGTGCTTGATGTTTCCGTCCTTGTCCTTGTAGACTTCCTCGACACTGTTGTCTGCCCAGTGGAGTGTCTCGACGTGCTGCCAGCAGCGGGCGGCCTCTGCGGCTTCTGCCTCTTGTCGCGCCTCCTTCTGGAGATCCTTCAGCCGGTTGTATTCTTTTATGGTCATGCTGTCGAGCGGCTCGCTGAGCGCGTAGTCTCCGAGGTAGTAGGTGGTGAACGTCTGGTGCCATCCGGCGTTGTACCATCCGCTCGTCACTTTTTCAGCGAAGGCAACGAGCTCGGCGTCGTCCGTGATGGGGCCTCTGCGCCGCTTCTTGTAGATGAACTCGTCGCGGCTGTATGTCGGCTGGCCGTCGACATATCCGAAAACATTGGGATCGTAGGTCATGGTCTTGCTCCTTTCATCTTGGCCCGGCCTCGGCCGGGGTGCTTGGCTATCAGCAGCAGGCGAAGATCGCCGCGATCTGCGCCTTGGTGGCCCGCTGGAAGCGGGAATAAAAAACACGACCGCCGACTTCTTGATTGATGGCGTAGTGGCCGTCGGCGTAGCGTTTAATGAGCCACACCTTTCGGGTGTTCCACTTGTCCACCTTTCGGGTCAGGGTCGTGTTGTTTCTTCTGCTTCTCATGTGGGGCGTCTCCTTTCTTCGGCCCGGCGCCGCCGGGTGTTCTTGGCTACTGTGCGAGGGTTGCGACCGCCTTCTTGCCTCTGCGCTTGAAGCTCTCACGGAGCCGCCTCTCGGCCAGCTCTGCGCTATACCCCTCGCGCTGGTTTCTGTCCAGCTCGCCGGTCGCGCCGCGCTGGAGCTCCTTGTAGATCGTGGTGTAGTGGACGGAGAGGCGGGCCGCGATGTCAGCCGGCCGGTCTCCGATCAGGTGCCACGCCTCGATCTTCTTCCTGTCCTCGAAGGTCAGGTAGCGGTACTTTCCCGTCGGTCTCACCTCCGTCTTATTTGGTCGATAAAAAAGAAAAAATGCACAGCGGACTCGGTTGGAGTCTCTGTGCATTTAATATTAGCGGACACGAGCGCTTTTGTCAAGATTAAATGCTAAAAAAGCCTAAAAAATTTTTCACGAGGGCAGCAGAGCGGCGATTTCAGCCCGGAAAAGCTGCTCGGAGCACAGAAAACCGAACATTTTCCGGGGGTAATTGTTCAGCCACTCCTCGACCTGTTTGACTTCCCAGGGCGAGACTTGGCTCAGGTCGGTGCCCTTCGGGATGTGCCTCCTGATGAGGCCGTTCTGGTTCTCGTTGCTGCCTCGTTCGCTTGGCGTGTACGGGTGGCAGTAGTAGATCTCGGTGCGCTTGCCTTTGCCGCGGCGTTTCTTTTCCATGCCGGCCGCGTCGGCGAACTCGCAGCCATTGTCGACCGTGATGCTGGCGAAGATCTTCGGGAACAGGGCGCCGACTTTGCGCTCGATGCCGTTCAGGGCCCGGACGACGCTGGCGCTCGTCTTATCCCGCAGCGGGATGATGATCTCCTTCCGGGTCTTGCGCTCAGTCAGCACGAGGAGGGTGTTGCTGACGCCTTGGCAGCTTTCGACGCTGTCCATCTCCCAGTGGCCGAAGGTCTCGCGGGTGTCGACTTCTTTCGGCCGCTGCTCGATGCTCTTGCCTGCCGGGGCCCGGGAGATGGTGCCCTCTGGTGCCTTTCTGGCCGGCTTGCGCTTGCCGCCCTGCGGCAGCATTTCGGTCGTGAGCTCGTCGCCGAACACTTCGCCGCGGATGTAATTGTAGACGGTGCTCGCGCAGACCTTCGTCTTGAAGCGCCAGCCGTTGACCTCGGCCTCGCCGACGGCAGCCTCGGGGCTGTACTTCTCGTCGCGGATCTTCTCGACGAGGTAGTCGGCCAGCTCGTAGTCGTTGCCGAGCTTCAGATCCGGGCCCTTCGCCTTCAGGTGCTCCCGGTAGAGCCGGTCGGCTTCGTCCGGGTTGTAGCGGATCTCGGTGGTCAGGTCGCTGTTGAGGTGCTCATAGGTGGCTCGCTTCATTTCCCGGTAGACGGTGGTATAATGGACGCCGATCTCCTTGGCGATCTCGGTCGGCTTCATGCCGGCACGTAGAAAAGCGTCGATCTGGATCCGCTTGGTCATTGTTAAGTGGCTGAAATGTTCTCCCATGATGTACCTCCTTGAAAATGGCAAAAGGGACGGCCGCCGGCCGTCCCTTCTTTCAGTGTGCTGCGTATGCGCTGAGCTGCTCCCGTGTTTCCTTGTCCGTGATGATGTCGGCCAGCCCGCACTCCAGAGCGTTGCATAGCTTGAGGAGTGTCAGGAGCTTGGCCCCGTTCAGGTCTCGGGCGCCGCGCTCGTACTGCTGAAGCACTTGGACGTTGACGCCGGCCAGCTTTGCGAGCTGCGACTGCGAGAAGCCTGCGGCCTTGCGGAGCCTCTGCAAATTGCTGTTGTTTTCGACCTTCTCCATGCTGATTTCCTCCTGTTTTTCTATGCCTTAATTATAGAGCATTTGCTCTATAATGTCAAGTAAAAAAAGAGCGGCGGGCCTTCCCGTCGCTCTCATTCTATACCCAGCAGGTTGAGGATCGAGGTCTCCAGCGCGTCGGCCAGATATTGCAGCTCGTAGTCCGCGACGATGCGGTCGCCGGTTTCGATCCTGCTGATGGCCTTCTGCGTGATGTCGAGCCCCGCGATCTGGATCTTGTACGCGAGGCGCTCCTGCGAGATGCCGGCCCGCTCTCTGGCTGCGCGGACGCGCTCGCCTGAGATATTGCATCGGCCTTCTGGCCTGTATATTTTCAAATACGCGCCGCCTCCTTTTCTGCCACTTATGCCAAAGACGGGTAGTGCAAGTTGACAATAACACGCCGCCCGTGATAATATTATCCCAAAGATGACTAAATACTAAAAAACGCAATAGGACAGACGAAAAGGAGGTTTTTTCAATGGGTTTACGTTTCCGGCGCAGTATTAAGATCGCTCCCGGCGTCCGTGTGAACTTGAATAAAAAGAGCGCGAGCGTCACCTTCGGCCCGAAGGGCCTGAAGCACACAGTCAGCACGACCGGGAAAAGCCACACGACCGTCGGAGTGCCCGGCACGGGCCTGTCGTACACGACCAGTGGCGGCCGGCCGGCCAGCGTGCCGGCAGCACAGCGCCCCACCTCACCGAAAAGCAAAGCGGTCGTCCTGCCGTTGTGCATTTTCCTCGGGGTGCTCGGTGTGCACCGCTACTATGTGGGGAAGATTGGCACCGGGGTCATCTGGACGCTGACGGCTGGCTTCTTCGGGATCGGTTGGATCGTGGACATCTTCACGGTCGCCCTCGGCGGCTTCTATGATGTCAACGGCTATGTTGTCCGCTTCCACCCGACTGAGGCCGAGCTGGCCGCTGCTGAGGCGGCGCAGAGCGATGGCGGCGAGGATCCAGCAGAGGACGACGCCACAGAGGAATGAGTGCATAAACAGAAAGAGCCCGCCCGGGATCACTCCCGAGCGGGCTCTTTTTGTGTATTCTGACGGTTTCATAGCTTCTGGCCGGCACCGATCCGCGCCGCGCCGGTGGCAAGTTGCACAATTAGACCTTCTTGGCGTAGTCCAGCGAGATCCAGCCGGCCCCGCTCTTGAGCTTGCCCCACTTGGAGGCCCCGGGCCCGTCGCTCTCGGCGACGATGGTGTAGGTGCCCTTGTCGCGGATAGCCCCGTTGGTGCCGTAGTTGGTGCCGGGGCCCTTGCGGATGTTCAGCACGTCGGTCGTCACCTTCACGAGGTACGAGGTGGCCGTAGAGCTGCTGCTGGTCTTGATGTCTGCCGCGTCCGTCCACCCGTACACGGTGGAGCCGCCGCCGGAGACGGCGATCAGGTGGTAGGGGTGCGCCTTGCCCTTGGCGATGGCCGTGACCTTAGCCTTGCCGGGCTTGCAGCTCGACGCGCTCGTGGCCGTGGCGCTGACGTAGTGCTTGGAGCCAGTGAACTCCACCACGTCGCCGACCTTGATGCCGGCGGCGCTGCCGGTGGTTCCCCCGGTGGAGGGTGTGCTGCTGCCGGAGCCGATCCGACGGTTGACCTCGGCTGCGATCTCTCCGTGGCGATTGTAGAGCCAGTCGCCCGGGCAGGCTTTCGCAGCGTAGTCCCGGTGCACGGTCATGTTGCAGCCGTTCAGGTGGTTCATGCGGTCGTTTTTGCTGGTCGACCAGACGAGCTTCTTGATGCCGTTGCGCTTGCAGATGTCGGTCACAAGCTCCGGTAGCGCGTCGTATGCCTTGCTGTTCACAGCATAGGGGTGAGTGGCGTCGCTGGCGACCTCGATGGTGACGGCGCGCTGGTCGTTGGCGTTGGACGACGTGCACCACGAGCGGTTCCCCTCGTCCACATAGAGGGCGATGCGGCCGTCGGGGCCGATGCCGTAGTTGCTGGACGCTCCCTTGCTGCTCTTAGCAAACAGAGCGCCGCAGCTTTCGACGGAGAGCTGGCCGGCCATACAATGGATCGTGACGGTGTCGATCTTCTTGGTGCGCTTGCCCGAGTGGTTGGGGCTGAGCTTGGTGTAGGAGATCAGCGAGCTGTTACTCATCTTCGTCGTCCCCCTTTCCGTCACCTTCGAGGAAAGATGCGATGGTGTCCTCGTCAACGACGTCGCCCTCCTCGTCATAGATGTGGCCGGTCTCCTCGTCGTAGCTTAGGGTGCCGACATAGGGGAGGTCGTCGTCGATCTCTTTGTTGTAGTAGCGCATATTCAGCGCCGGTTTCTCTTTGCTTCCGTTCATGATATTGCCTCCCTTGCAAAATGAAGGGCGGGCCAGCCGGCCCGCCCTCTGCGTTGATTATTCCAGCGGCAGGTTGCCGCCGTTGAGCTGGTTGACTGCTGCCTCGATAGCCGCGTTGATGGCCTCCTCGTCCACGGTGAAGCCCATGGACGCGAGGAACTCGAGGACGTACTTCTTCTTTTCCTCGCCGCGGCCCTGCCCCTTGTAAAGCTGCTCGGCAGCGGCGACGCCGATCTTCACCCACTCGAGCAGCTCCTTGCGCTGCTCGTCGGTGGTCTTGCTCTTGATCCACGGGATCAGGAACACGGTGACGCCGGCGGCTGCCAGCGCGATGACGGCGTTGATGATGGGGGTGATGTCGATCATGTTCATCCTTTTGCCTCCTTGTCTGTTGTGGTGGTGGTATATTGGCCGGCGCCGGCCCCGCTGATGGGGTTGCCATCAGCGTCGAGGCCGTGCCGGTTGCGGCTGATCTTCTCGGTGGCCGACTTGGCTGCATAGCTGACGAGGTAGCCGATGCAAGCCGTGAAGATGGTGGTCGTGACATCGCTGGCGGTCTGCTGATCGCGGAAGGCCAGCACATAGGACGCCACGGCCGCGGCAGTTGCGACGAGGACGGCCCACGCCGCCAACTTCTTCGAGAACTCCCACGGCCTGCGTCGGGCCTTGGCCTCCCGCTTGCGCCGGTATCTTCCCATGGGTGTCACCTCCCTCAGTAGATCGCGTGGATGCCCTGCTCGGTGAGGAAGTCCTTCTGCTCGTGTTTGATCTTCTGCGCATACTGGAGGGCCGCCTCGGTCTCTCCGTTGGCGTGGCCGTTCTTCAGGGCGGTGGCCGTGGCCTCGCCGAGCGCGATGGCGGCCCCCACGCTGCGCACGAGCAGCACCTCGTTTCTCTCCCGGGCGGCGTCGCGCCGGTCGAGCTCTGCGTCCCTCTTGGAGAGCTGCCTCTGGATCATCCAGAAGCACAGGCCCGTGATGGCCGACGGGATCCCCATGAGGGCCACGAGCTGCCCGATGTCAAGCTGGATCATGCTGCACCTCCATCCTCGACCTCGACGACCTCCCAGCCCTGCGGGTAGGCTTCCGGGCTGTATGCGTTGGCCCCCTCCATGATGGAGCGGTAGACCTTGCCATCAGTCCAGATGCAGACCTCGCCCTTCTGGTAGCTGTCCTCGGCCATGGTCGGCTGAATGAAGGGCTTCGCCTTCTTCGGGTCGGTGGTGTGGTAGGGCACCCACTGTGCGGGGCTCTTGCCCGGCTCGATGTCCGGGTTGTTGTTGGTGTTGTGGGCTTGGCAGCAGCGCCAGCTCTGCCCGTCGTGGGTGCAGGCTTCGCCGACCTCGTGGCTGCCATCCCCCTTGGGGCCGGCCTTCGTCCACGCTGGCAGCAGATCCTCGCAGGCGATGATCTCGGTGCCGGTACGGTCGCCGGCCTCGGCCTCGCTCACGAAGGTCATGCGGGCGCTGCGCAGGGCGGCCTCGAGGCCGCTGTACTTGTCGCTCATGTGGTCAGCCCCCTTTCAATGGCGCCAGACAGATCCTCGAGCTCGTCCTCGAGCTTGGTGATCCGCTCCTTGTCCTCGGGAGAGGTGCCGCCCCCGCCGCCGGCGGCGGCCTGCTCCTTCTCGTGGATGGCTTTGATACTGTGTTCCATGAAGTAGACCATGCTGCTCCTCCTTTCTGGTCTTGGGGTGTTGGTTTATGCGAAGTTGCCGCCGACCGACTGGATGTAGCAGTCGCCCTCGGCCGAGCCGCGCAGGAGCTTGACCTTGATCTTCACGCCCCAGCTTGCGGCGGTCTTGGTCTGGTTGGTGAAAAAGTGCTTCTGGCTGGTCAGGGCCTTGGTGGTGATGTCCTCCCATGTGGGCTCGGCGTCGTTGCCGTTGTTGCAGATCCAGACCTGAAGGGTGCTGCCGGTCGGGAAGCTGCCCTGAATATTGACGAGGGCCTTGGTCGGCATATCGTCGGCCGCCATCGCCACGGTCTGCTCGAACTCGACCGAGTGCATGGCCTTGTCGAAGGAAAGGGTGCGCACGGTGCTCTCGTTCTTGGCGTCGGTGGCGGTGATGGTCAGGGTGTGGTCGCCGTTCAGCAGCTTGAGCCACTGGTCGGCCGTGATCTCGAGCTCGTTGGTGTCGCCGAGGGTAGCGGTGTAGGTGCGCAGCGTGGTGGTGTCCAGCTTCTCCACGACCGTGACCTGATGGCCGTCGGCGTCGGTGACGGTGTACTCATAGGAGGGCGGCGTGGTGGTGAAGCTGCCGAGGTCGGTGTCGCTGCCGCTGATGACGGGCGGCCGGTTGTTGGTGACGGTGCGCACGGCGCTGGTGGTGTAGGCGCTCTCGGCCCCGGCGGTGTCGTATGCCTTGACGCGGTACTGCACGCTCGTCCATCCGTAGGTGATGGAGTCCGTGTAGCTCCGGGAGCTGCCGCTGTAAATCTGCGCCCATGTGCCGTCGTCCACCTTGCGCTCCAGCTTGTAGCCGGCGAGGTTGCCGTCGGGATCGGTCGACTGTCCCCACGAGATGCTCAGGTTTTCGCCGCCGATGACCTCGCTCGGGACAGTGATGGTGCCGGGGGCCGTGGGCGGCTGGTTGTAGACGATTGTGTAGCAGCCGTCCGAGTCGGTGTTATCGGAGACCAAGAGATCGGATGACAGATTACAAGCGGGGCGCAGGCCGAGGTGGCCGCCGTAGGCGCCGCTCCAGCCCAGCGCGCCATCGCCCCCGACGCGGCGGGCGAAGTAGGCCGGCCCGGCATAGGCGTCCCGCAGCCAGTAGTACCACGCCTGATTTGCCGACGGGTTGCTGCCGTAGTTGGAATTGGCGACGCAGGATGCCGTCACGGTAGCGATGCGGCTGGAGTTGTCGCTGAAGATCGCCAGCTTGCTGCCGCACACATGGTCGCCCGAGAGGTTGACCTCGGTGCAGGACAGGGGGAAAACCTTGTCCACGCAGGTCTCCGTCCCGCCGCCGTCCGTGGAGCTCTTACCGACGGTGATGGTGGTGGCGAGCAGGGCGGCCCGCTCGTTGGCCGTGAAGCCATTGAGGAAACCGGCGAGGGTCTGGTACTGGTTGACGCCGTCCCACACGTTGGCCGTGCTCGGAGGCGCATCTGCGCTATGCTGCGCGGTGTACCACTGGCCCGCGGCGGCGTCACTGTTGAGCCACTGGCGCAGGTTGGAGTAGATGTAGCGGTTGTTGCCGTAGTTTCGGCGGTCGCTGTTGCCGTTGGCGCTCTCCTTCGCGTCGAAGCACAGCAGCTTGATGATCTGGTTGGTCACGAGGGTGACGCTGTTGGCAGGGTAGCCGGCGTGGTTTTTGTCGGCCTTGATCCAGATGATCGGCGCGCCGTAGAGGCTGCCGAACTTGATTTTTGCCTTGTTGGCAAGGCTTCCGAGGGTTTGAGGCATGAGTCTTGTCTCCTTTCGGTAGGTTTTAGCTCCGGGAAGTATGCGTAGAAATAGGCGTCCATGTTCTGCCGCAGGTGGTAGGTGTTGCCGTGCGAGATGTGGCCCGTCCAGCTTGCGTAGGATTGGCTCACGCTCTCGAGCGTCATCTTGCCCCTGTCCACGAGGCCGCGGAACTTGCGGATCTTCCGCTTCATGTTGTCGATGCTCTTGGCCCTCACCTTCCTGACCACCTTGCCGGTGCTCGTGAGGTAGGTATGGAAGCCGAGGAAGTCGATGCCATTCTTGAGCGGGAAGATCTGCGTCTTGCCGTTCAGGCGCAGGCCCAGCGGCTTGATGTACGCCTCGATCTTCTTGAGGATCTCCCGGAGCAGCAGCTTGTCGCTGCTGATGATGTAGAAGTCGTCCATGTAACGGCCATAGACGAGGCCGAGGCCATCCCGCAGCCAGTGGTCGAAGTCGTCCAGATAGAGCAGGGCGAGCAGTTGGCTCGACTGGTTGCCGATGGGGATCCCGGGGTCTGGCGTGCTGTCGATGACGATCCAGAGCAGCCACTCGACGAAGTCGATCAGCTCCTCGTCAGACAGGAAGGCCAGAGCCTTGCGGGCCTTCTCGAAGCAGACGGCGTGCAGCAGGGTGTAAAAGAACTTGGAAAAGTCACCTTTCAGCACCCAGCCCTCGGCGTAGTCCCACTCCTCCATCGGCCGGTATGGCAGGCCGGCGGCCCGCCGGGCCTCCTCGTCTGCTGCCTTCCGGCTGAAAAAGTAGTGGCGCATGGCGCCGGCCAGACGGTCGAGGCCGTCGTGGGTGCCTTTGCCGATCTGCCCCGCATAGTTGTCCCGGATGAAGCGCCGGGAGAATACTGGCTCGAGGACGTTGTCGCAGAGCGAGTGCTGGACGACTTTGCCCTCGAAGTCTATGGCAAGGACGAGCCGCTCCTTTGGCTCATACGCCTTGAAGGGGTAGTAGGGCCCGAAGGTGTACTCGCGCCGCTGGAGGCGGTCAGAGAGGTCGGCCGTGCGCTCGATGGCCTCCATGCGGTAGCGCATGGCCGTGGGGTTGTCCCGCTTCCCGCAGCGGGTCTTGCGGTATGCTTTGTATAGCGAGTTGAAGCTGTTGACGATGTTCTCCATGTGAAAAAATCCCTGCCGTCGGCAGCTCCGGCCACGCTTTGCGTGCGCCGCCGGGAGCATCGGCAGTCCTGTGTTTACCCATGGCCGGGCCGGTCATACGGCGCCGGGTGCGGGAGGGATACGCCTTCCTTGGATGATGGTGCACAGTGTTCGCCGGCCGTCTCCGGCCGGTTAATAAGTCGGGCTATCCATCGAAGCGGGGCGCAGGCCGTTGTTGCCGTTGTAGGCGTTGTTCCTGTTCAGCGTGCCATCGTTCCTGACGTTGCGGGCGTTGTTGGCCGACCCGGCACGAAAAAACAAGGCGTACCCCACGGGCTGCCTATTGATGACGCGCCTGCGCGTCCATCTTGGCGGCCCTTTCTTTATCGGATTTGTACCATTTAGCGGTCTGGTTTTTGACGACGGCCGCCATCCGCGACCAGTGTGCAAAGGCGTCGTCGCCGAGCCCGCTGAGGATCTCGTGGGCGAGCTCGATGTGGTGGATCAGCTTCCGGCAGTTGCGCAGAGCTGAGCGTTGCGCCCGGTATCGCAGCTCCCGCTCCTGCGGGTCGGTCAGGAGCAGGTCGTTGGCTTCCATCAGGTCGGCGACGAGGTCGCTGGCCTCGTTCATCATCCGTTGCGCCAGCCCGAGCCGTTCCTTCTTGGGGAAGATGTTCGGGTTGCGCGTCTTGATGTAGGTGTGCTTCTCGAGCTCCTTGGCGTCGCTGATGACCTGCATCTCCGGGAGCTTTTCACGGCCGAAGGGCGGGCGGCCTACATTGGCCCGCTCGTATGGCCGCGAGTGTCCGTTGCTTGCCGTAGTATCTCACCTCCTCGCCTTTGATTGTGACGCGGGCGCTGCTGCCGTCGTAGGTTTTGCCCTGAATGACGATGACGCCGTCCTCCCGCTTGCAGCAGGAGCAGGGCAGGGCCAGCTCGACGAACAGGTGCGCGATGATGCAGGAGGCTTCGGCCGGTGGGATTGGTGTGTAGTTGTAGCAGTTTCCCATCAGCACTCGAGCCTTTGAAGTGAAGCGTTCCAGACGCCAGACTTCAGCGTGATGCCTGTTAAGTCTGCGAATGTGATCTGGAACGGGTTGCTTGTGATGTCGCTGAAAACGGCGTCCCACAGCGTTGCGATCTTGCTGGTGTTCTGGCCGACCG